GCAGAAGATCGAGCAGGGTATTGCTACGGAAGGCGACAAGCGTGCTTTGGCTGATGCCAAGAACCAGTTGGAGTACTACAAGGCCGAGACGAACGCGTTGGTTAAGTTGAGGGGCATCGAACGAAAAAGTTTAGACGACCGGCTTAAGATTCGTGCGGATATCTATCGTACGTTTATCGATGCTGAGCAGCGGTACAACAACAAGGTTCGATCAACCGATACGAAACTAGTCTTTTCTGCGTTGGATGGTTTTTCGAATCCTGTAGGCCAGGACCCACTTTTAGCCGGGTTCAATGCTTTGTACCCAACGGATAAGATTACGGGAATTAAAAAGCCTGCAATTGCTTTGGATAGCCCTCAATACATACCGACTATTCGTGCCATCTTAGACGGCATGAACGATAAAAATATAAAAGATTTATTTATCTTTACGCCTGACGGTAGGGTTGATGTTGAGGCATCAAAAGCCGCGATTAAGGGTGATCAAGGTACGCGAGACCTTGGTAGTCTTGACTTTAATCGAATCTTTGAGTTTGTTGATCAATACAACCAGAATCTTACCCGACGTATAGCGTATGAAACTCAACGCAGAACGGAGGGTACAAACGCGGTAAAGCTGTATGAGCGAGCCCAACAAGCGGCAGACGCAGGTAATGACGCAGAAGCTGAACGTTTCTTAGAGGAAGCTAATGAGTCATTTGTACTGAAGCAGCTTGGATTCAGATCTTATAATCAACTTGGTGACCCAGATGACCTGAAGGCCCGTGTAGCCGATGCACGTATGCGTCAGCAATCACACCAGTTTGCAGAAGAATATGTAGAGAAACTTCGCGCTCAGATCATGGGTGGTGAGACCAGCGACAGTGTAAGGTCGGGTATCGCAAAGGGTATTGCCGATCCGGTTTTCCGCGCTTGGGCTGCTGACTACGGTTGGGATCGCCTCGGTAGAGTTTCAATGAATGAGGATGGCACCCCTGACTACTCAACCTACGTTGCTGGCGGTGACGATATTGCGGCTCTGCTTGCTTGGGAGCGCCAATCGAAGCGTGCGGCGGGTAACTATGGGTTGAGGGGTATCGATACTGGCGAGGTTTTGCGTATCGAGTTTACGGACGGCACAGCGATTACTGGTAAGCGCCTTCGTCGTCATGCGGCTGATCCCAAGGGCGTCATTCGTATCGTAACTCCTGAGGGTGCGCGGCAGGTTTACCCTGGTGAGGTTAAGCGGGCGATCTATCTTGAGAAGCCTGCACCTGATGTCACTCGAATCGACCGTCGTGCGAAGCGTATCTATGAGCGTGAGATAGGCAATTATAGTCGATTAGAAACTGACGCAGTTTTAATGGCGGATCAGACTCCCCTTGCTCGGGTGGGTGACGATGTTTTGGAGGATGCCGAGGGTAACCTCGTTGCTGAAGATGCTTTGAAAGAAGCACAAGATAATCGCTTACGTGAGACGGCTTATCACTACATTAGTACTGATGGAACACGAACAGCAGCCTATGTTGAAGGTGACGCTATTTCACCGGAGTTACTGGCAGCTAATCCTCAATTAGGTGTGCAACTGCATCATGTTGTGTCGCCTGAGGGCGATGTTTATGAAATCGATGGAGAGGGTAACTTAATTCAGCTTGATGATGAGCAAGCTAGCGGTGTCTTAAGTTTAGCTGCAGAAGAACCCGGAAATCGTAATTATATGTTTGTTGAGGATGAAGCTGGTGGTCTGAAGATGTTTTCTGGCGACGATTTTCAGTCAGCACTTACGTCAGGTAACATAAAGTTTCATGCGAAAATGCCCACCGACTCACAAGAAGAAATTGCTGCTTTAGACGCGGCAACAGCCGCGCACATCAATCCGGGTGTTTTTGGTTATAAGGCTGTACCCGATGAGGGTTTGTTTGGGCCACGTAGTCTTCAAGGTAGCGCGTTCATTGATGAGTACGGTTCAAAAGGTATTGATCCCGAAGATTTGATACCAACTGATTCTGAACTACCTGAAGATCTTGAAAAGTCACCTGATCCTGTGGAGAAAGCGAAAAATGAGGCTTTTGCTGCGGCAATAAATCTTGACGAAGATCATCCGGGTAAGATCCCAGGCACTCCCCCGCGCGATCCTGACGCACCTGGCGCATTGCCTAGAGTAGACTCAGAAGAAAGCGCTCGCGAGGAAACAGACAGTCAGGCGGACGAGTTTATCGTTGGTGGTGGTGAGCCTTCTAAAGAAGACGTTAAGGAGGCGAAAAAAGGTACGCGTAAAAGCTTTGGTGAGCGTCGGAAGATGACGGGTAAGAAAACGCCTAAGTCTCTTAAAACGCAAGAGGATATTGCTGGTCGCATGTTCTTAAATATTAACCCTGAAGTATTTGCTCCAGCGACTGAAGTACCCGAAGAAGAAAAGACTTCGGGTGAGTTACCGGAACCCACAGGTGACATGGGAATAGGTCAATTGTTTGGTCCTGGTAGTCTATTTGCTAAGATGATGGAGCGTCGGAAAAAGAAGAAAGAAGACCGCCAATCGAAGAAAGCACGAAAAAATCAAGACGCTAATGACGACGCAAAAAAGTCAGATATGACCGTACTTGGGCAGGGCGGACAACCTAATCTTAAAACGCAGATTTCTGCGGAAACACTCCATGCAGGTTTCCCGCCCGACAAAGACGATAAGCAAGGACAAAACAATGAGTAAGTTTGAGGGACTTGATACACCTGAGTTTAAAGTCAAACCAAAATCAGAGGGGTTTTATCAGGCACCAAAGCCTGAGTTGTCGATCAAAAAACCTAAGGAAGATGAGTTTGATCTGATGAAGGACGTACCCGGTACACCAAAGAAGACTAGTTCGAAAGCCGATAAAAAGATCGATCGTTACGCGAAGTTTAAGAAGAACCAGCCGAAGGCCCAAGCGGTTGCGGGTGTCCTTGGTGGTATGGGTAAGAAAGACTCGACAAATGGTCAGCGTTACAAGCCCGCAAGTGATGGTGTTGATGCGGCTTTTGATAGAATCATCGATACACTAACGATGCGTAGAAGTGCGAAGTAGAGGTGTTTAATGGGCGTTCTTGACTTCGGACAAGCAACACGGAAAGTAGTACAAGCGGCGGCAACTCCTGGAGCACAAGACGTTGCGGCGACTGCCGTTACACCACCTGCGGCTGCTGCTCCACCACCTGCGGCTGCTGCTCCACCACCTGTTGCACCGCCCGCAATTCCGTCTGAACCCGATCCAGTTGAGCCGCCACCAGTTGAGCCCACACCTGAGCCAGAGCCAGAGCCTGTGGCTGTCGAGGGTGATCTGGACGAGTTGAACAAGCGTGCCGATGCTCTTGAATTAGAAATTAAAAACCTTCAGTCTTCGGTTCGTGGTCAGGCTCCGGTCAAACTTCGTGCGACGATTGAAGAACGTGAAATGGCTCAGTTGGAAAAAGACGAAGCCACGCAATTACTTTCAGCGAAAAGAGGTGAGTTGCGTCAGGTTTTAGAGCAAATAGAGTCTCTTTCTGGTGTGGCTGAGCCCGCTAAAGCACCTTCGGCTCCCCCTCCTGGCGTTGAGTTTGACGAGAAACGCGGCCCTGTGTACCCAGGTAGATCGAGAGAGCGGTCACAAGAAAAGTTGATTGAAGCCGAGACTGGGGCGAGAACGATTGAGCAAACTCAACCCGGTATTTATGAGTACTTTAGTTCCGGTCCAGAGATGCGTGAAGTTGAGTTACCCATCGAAGGAGAAGAACCTCGAGTGTACGCTCGTTCTCGTAAGAGACAAGCGATGAAACAGTTGTTCGATCCTCGGACTGGTGGCGTTGCTTTAAACAACCCTTTGGGAGAGGCACTAATAAAATCTCCTGCGAGGTTGGGTATTGCTGCAGGTCAATCAGTTTATGACCAAACATTGGGCAGCGGCGACAAACCGACGGCAGACAGTATTTCTCCTGAGTCACTAAGGGCTCCGTTTTCGAGTGGTGTGATGTTTGCTCCGCGAGCACCAATGGGTCAACAGTTTGACGCGGATAAAACCGGCGAGAAATTGAGCGTAGAAATTTTGTCGCGTAAAAGAAATATCCGTGGTGCAAATTCGAGACTAACAGAGCTTCAAGATAGTATCGGTGACACGAGTCGACCTGGTGATATTTACGCTGAGATCGAGGCGTTGAAAGATGAGAAAGAGCAAATGCAAGCTGAGTTGAATCAATTGCTTCGCATAAAAGACGTTACAATACCTCGACGAGAGGCAGAAGAAGAATCAGAGCCAGAGAAACATCTTTTGGGTGATTTTGCGTCTCAGTTTTAATCGGGGATTGTCGTGGCTAAGGAAGAGCAAGGTACCAAAATTGTTGAGGAAGAAACCCTTGCCGTCGATGCTGAGCAACCTGAAGTTAAACAGCCTGAGGTTACACAGTTTGATAAGGAAAAATTAGGTAAGCTGACGAAAGACTTGAAGATCGAGCGGCTGGGTCTGATCATTGCTGAGTACGCAGAAACAGAGCGTTCATACGACCCTAAAGCTGTTGAGAAGCGTAAAGCAGAAGAAGCGCCAACGTTTAACTACGAAGATGCTCTGAGCGAAGTCACAGATTTTACGGGGCTGACGCCGACAGAATACAAAGAAGCAGCAACGTATCAGAATATTCCACTCGACGACCTGTTTACGCGGGTGGCGGAAAAGGGTGAGCCGGTCAGTGATGTAGTTAAGTCTTTCAAACTTCAGAGAGAGCAGGCTGGCGAGACCAAAGAGAAGCGTGAGGTAAAGCAACGGGGAACAGACATTGCTTTGTCAGGACTTAAGCGCCTTCAAACAGGTAAGAAAAAGCTACCAAAGAAAGAGCGTGAGGCGGCACAACGGCGAATACTCTCACGCTTTGATCCTCGAGAACAACCACCGATAATCTTCGACGGCAACACGGAAGGTGAGGCCGAGGATGCGATTATCCGTGTCGGTCAACCTGGGTGGGATCAACTTGATAAGATGGGTGAGTTGATCATCAATGACAAAGTGGCGGAAGACCCTGAACGAGCCAAGCTTTGGCAACAACAGCTACAGAGTTTGGGTACTCCATCTTCCGGTAAAATGATTCGCGACGTCCTGGCGGACAGTAAGTTTCGAGACATTATCGGGAACATCGCTACGTATGACCTCAACAAGATGTCCAAGAAAGAGGGTATCGGTCGAGGTCAGATCCGAGAGGACGGTGTTTCGTACGAAGATTTGAAAGACAAAGCAATGAAGAACGCTTTGTATGATGCAACACTTCTCCGTACACTGAACAAGTTTTATCTTCCGGCTTTCATTTCATACGACTTGATTGACCCACTCAAGAAGATTCCAAACACAGAAAACGAAGACGACAAGAGTTGGTTTTCGAAAGCGTGGAACAATGCGAGTGAGGTTCGTGTAGAAGTTATTGGCTTAGACGCGAAAAACAAAGCACCGGTTTACCGTCTTGACTCACCTACATGGCACCTCTTTGAGTTGATGGATGCACCTCAAGCTGCCTTCACAGGTGCGGTAGAGAGACTCGCCAAAGGGCCTGAGGGTGAATCGTTTCTCGACGCTATCTCAGAAGGATCACTTGAAGGTATTAAAGACCGTAGGGATCTCATAAAAGCTGCGCTATCCACTGAGGCGGCTGAGTCTGACGGCCTTACTGCAGTTGCTTTGGGTATGCTTGGCTTGGGTGGTGCTATTGTTTTCCCCGATGCATTTATTGGTGCCGCTGCTGCCGCACGCATAACAAAGAAGTTGGGCACATCTGCCGCAGACGTGGCTCGACTTAGAAAGCTTGCCCCAGGTTTAACGGGCAGCTTGGGTGATGGTGCAGAGTCTTTGGCCAAAGCCGAAGAGATTCTGAGTGATGGTGTGGCTGATGCTATTCTTGCAGGTAACTACGATGAGGCTCTGCGTTTGCTTGATGAAGCACAGGAGTTTGCAAAGAAGTCTGATGCATCGATATCCGAGGCACGCGGATTAGATAGAAACGCAGCAACCGTTGTTGATGAGTTAGATACGGAAATTGCCCGTAAGCTGAGTAAAGAAACACCTGAAATGGCTGGTGGTGAAGGCAACCGATTGGCCTCAATCATACCTGGTTCATTTGGTTTCATTGAGCAGAATATCCATCAGGGTTTACGACGTAAACTTCTTCGTGGTGACATGGATGAGCAGACCGTCGGTTTCGGTGAATTACTCAGTATGAGTGAGTCGATCGAGCATCTAAAAGACTCTGTTCGTGTGTTGAAAGAGGGCAACATTAACGAACAGCTTTTGAGTGCTAATCGACAAGAAGCGTCTAGCTTTCTATCGAAAGTACGAGACTTCATGCGTGAGATCAATGTCGGTACAGCTAATCCAGATTTGACTACAGATCAGCGTCAACTATCAATCGACCTTGTTCGTTACTTGGAGTCTGCTGAGTCGATTAAACTACTTCGTGATGATCCGAATGCTTGGAAACTTCGGGTAACGGAGTTGGCGCAGAAACTTCCGTTTGATCCTGAGAAGTTGACCGATACGAATATCTTTCTTTCTAAGCTAAACAAAGAAATGTCTACCACGGTGACTTCGATGAAGAAGACTCGTGCAGCATTGAAAACCAAGGTTACACCTGAGATTGCGGCAAGTGCTACGGCAAAAGGCGTCAAAGCTATTCGCGGTCAGTTTGAGTCTCGTGCAGCGGCCATGGCGTTTACGCGTGAGAAAATAGCGGAAAAAGCAGGTCTGTCCGTTGATCCATTGATTGTTTCAATCACAGAGAAGCACAAAGCTGTTGGTCGCTCAGGTTTGTCTCCTGATGGATTGGCTTTTTTAGATCAGCTTCAAGAAGCTGCACCGAATATTTCAGCCGATGAAGCGCTTAGAATTACGAAGAATGTAGACAACCAAGCAAAGAAGTGGGCGAAGCAGAACGAGCGTACTGTACAGGCTTTCTACGACGAGACTTTTGAGGCAATTGTTGGTGCGCCATCACCGAGACCTCGGCCCCGTGGTCTTGCTCCTGATGCACCGCCTAAGGCTCCGACACCTGAGGCGCCTACACCGAAAGATGTAGAGACACCGCCTACAGCGAAGGCACTTGACGAGTATCCGCCTGCGGGTCCAATGGAGGAAAAGCTACCTACAGGTCTTCGAGAAGCTTTGACGGGGCTTGATGAGTCTGTCTTTAAGCCTAAGGTAGCGGGTAAGGCTGCTCGTGGGGCGTTTGAGGGTCCTGTAGCTACGGCACCAAAACAGAAACCATTGCCAGATATTGAACCGTCTACACCTCGTGGTTTGTTTGTTGGTTGGTTTCAACGTAGCGAACCTGTGGGCAGTTTGTCCGCTGAAGATCTTTACAACCATCTACGTCAATTTGAGGGACCAGGTGAAGGCGCAAAGGTTGTTGAGTTTTTGGCGAACCATGCAGCGTTGCCTGCTACCAGAGCAATTGCACGACGCATCTTACCGACAATCAGAAGAAACGCTCCTTCGTTTAAGATTGTTGACGGTCGTGAAATTGATACGACTGGAATGAATAACAGCTATGGTCAGTATTCGAGTATTTTAAACGAGGTACGAATTCGGGGTATTGCTGGTGCCTTGCGAACGGGCTTGGATGAAGAGACAATCCTGCATGAGTTTATTCATGCTGCAACATCAATTTTTATTGATGCATCTCCTAATAACGCTACGATTAAAAACTTAGAGGATCTATCCGACGAGACGCTTACTGCTTTACGTAATTACCGAAACACACAAGATTTGACTGAAGATGTCGCAGTAAAAATCGACGCCATGTTAATGGGCTGGGACTATTTCGGTTCGACGAAAGAGTTTCTTGCTTGGAGTTTAAGTAGTTCGAGTTTTCAACGGATGCTCCAAACTTTAGAGATTGGACCAAAAACTACTTTGTGGAACAAGTTTACGCGTTTAATCGCTAAGTTGTTTGGTATTACGGCAGAGGACGAGACCGGTGCTTTGGCTCAAGTATTGGTGGCAAACGATCGGCTGTTAACGGCGGCATCTAAGTTTGATCCCCGCGTTGTTTCTGATGCTGAACCTATCGTGACTGTATCCGAAGGCGGCACAAAAGTTACATCACCGGTTTTAGTTACAATTTACAGGCGACAAATTAAAAAGTCTGATGAACGACCTAAGTTAAAAAAATATGATGAACCTTTGGGTGAAATACTTTTCCGCGAGAACAAAGTTTTTGGTTCAAGAGTCTTTCAGGTAGACTCTGTTGAGGTTCCAGCATCTCTGCGGCGTAAGGGGCTTGGAACAGATTTATATCTTAGGGCACTCAAGCACGCGCAGAATGAGGGTGTGGGCTTTGTTAGTGATTTAACGCCTACGGAAGATGCTGTTCGTGTCTACAACAAGTTACAGAATTTAGGGGTCAAGTTTCAGCGTAAACCTTTACCTGATGCACAAGGCGAATTGACCGATGTCTATTTTATTAGCTCGCGTAACTTGGCTAAATTAGACTTGGATAAAATTGCAATTGAACACGGAAAGAGATTTTCGCTTGATTACCTTTATGCTCTCGTCAACGAGGGTTCTGTTAGTCGCTTTGCTGCCCGTGGTGATGACTTTGTAGCTAACCCTGTGGTTGTAGACTTCATGGAGGATGGCCGTGCCGTTATCCGTGCTTTGACGGAGACCGCAACGGCAGATGATTTCATGCTGGCAATCGGTCGGGTGACTCGTCGAAACTTTGATGACTCGGATATGAAGGCTTTGGTTACCTGGCTGGGAACCAAGGGCATTAAGGTTGGTCATCGTGGTTCAGTGCTCACAGCAGACGATGCTTCTGTCGTAGAAGCCGCTGAACAAGAATTTGCGAGGGCGTTCCTACATTACGTGAAGTCAGGTCAGGCTGATCAACCAGAAATTCAAGGGGCTTTGAGTAAGGCAAATGAGTGGCTTAAAGATACATATACCTCAATCACAAGTCGTAGTGCTGGCGGACCACTGCCAGGAACAGACCCCGGACTCACACGATCATTGGACAAGCTTTTGCGGACGCGCTCTGAACGGGTTGCGCTTCCGAATATCTTTAAGCTTACGAAAGATGCGATGCTGTCTACTGCGAAGAAAGAGGGTACGAAGTTTGATGTCTTGGACGAGATCTACCGAGAGTTGTATCGCTTGGGCAATCCGGTATCAAAAGCAGATCTTGAGAAGCAATGGGCTGATGCGCTAAAAAGATACGATCCAAATAAGCCCGATGCCGCAGTACTGAAATTTCCCGTCGCGATTAAACTCGGCGGTGCTTTAGGTAAACCAAAAGATCAGTTTACTTTGACTGATTTGGCGAAGGCTCAGAGGCAGCTTGAGGATGCTCGGTTGTTTGAGATACAGCCGAAGAAAACTGTGCCTTTGCCTATTGGTGGTGCTGAGAAAGCAATCGAAGAGCGTTCAGCCGCAGAGTTAACTGACCAGGCGATGCTTAATAGACCATTGGGTCGGGTATTTCGCAACATATTCCTCGGTGGTGATGCGTACGCTGACATGCGCCATCTACCTCCTGCGATTCGAGAATCGGTCAAAGCGGGTGAGCGGCTGGTTCAGCAAGCTATTGGTGACGCGATTACGCTTGTTGTCGAAGGTGACATCAATAATTTGATGCGGTACCTGACGGGTACCAAGACTGTTCAGTTTGCCAAGGGTGGTCGGTCAGCGATGAGTGCTGGTCATGACTCAGTGACTTCTGTTGTGAAGAGTATGGAGAAGTACTTCAAAGCAATGGCGACCGAGGAAGTAGGGAAGATTCAAATAGAGATTCTTCAAACGTACGCGGCTCTTGTAAGGCAAAATAACTCAGCCTCAGAAGCTTTGAAAACAATCACCCAGATGAAAGTCGGGGGCGAGGATATCACCCAAAAGCAGATCATCGAAGCGTTTAATGCTGTGGTGAAGGGTGATAAATCAAACCGGTTTATCAAAGAAGCGTTTGAGGCAGCGGGGTACAAGTCATCTGAGTTTTACCCTCAGTTTTTGACACAACCAAAAGGTGCTACTGAAGCCGGTGGGTTGCTCGAAGCGTTTATGTATTACGCAAACTTAGTCGAGCGTGTCGATCCTGCGGATAACAAAAGCAAACTGTACTCCACGATGATGTCTGATGCCGGTATTGTTGACGTACCTCAAAACACATTTATTCGTTTGTATGATGAGATTTCGACGCTATTCCCTGAAGATAACAAAGTTGCGAACCGTGTAGCTATTCTGGTAGCAGGTCATGGTGTGGCTCATAAGGCCCGTCTTAACTGGGTTAAGCTTGGTATTGCTGCCGATGAAGAACTTGCAAGCGCCGTCAATATGTACCTGGTCGGTGAGAAAGTATCTGATGAGCAATTGGTCCAGGTCAAACGTTTCGTAGATCTTATGGGGTACAACCCCCGTATGGTTGACGTGTTCAGTTTGGACGGCGTCACAATGTATCTTCCAAACGCGGCACGCAACCGTCTTGCGATGGCTATGTCTCAGGCGAATGATCCAACCATCATAAAGTCACTTAACGGCGACCTATTTGATGCGATGCATACTGTGATGGCGGCTGGTGAGGACGTGATCTCAAAAGGTACGAACACAACGACCAAGTTGAATATGGCGTTGATCTATCGGTACCTCAAAACACGTATGGTTCGTGGTCACTTTGTCTTGAAGTCTCGATACTTTTGGATGAATACATTCGATCACTTCAACCAAACAGCCCTTCGTGCGGGATACGGAACAGCATTTGTCTCAACCACTCGAATGTTTACTCAGAATGTGTTGTCGAATCCGATAGGTCAAGCTGCTGTATTCGCTGCACGTCGAGCCGGTAAGGGTGAAGAAGTTGAGGCATTTCGACGCGTGCTGCAGTCCGGTGGTGATAAGGCGGCACAGTGGGCGAAGAAATTTAGCCGTGGTTCTAAGTGGCACATCAATGTTAATGACGTAATTCGTGGCGGTGATGAGATTATTCTCTTGGGTGGTAAGCCCTATGTGATGAGCGATCTGCGTCAGATATTTCTGGAAGCAGGTGTCTTCGCCTCATTCGACACCAGTCAATTGGGTACGAAGATTGAGAATGTCGGAAACTTGTTTTTGATGGAGCAGCAGAAAAAAGGGAATTTGTCTCAAGCGGGCAAAGATATTCTTGGTGATCTCAAAGGCGCATCAGAAGATATTGCAGAAGCTTGGGCTGAGCGAGAGCGCGCAGGTCTTGCAATCACTTTGATTGAAGGCGGCATGGACCCCAAAACTGCGGCACGTATCGCAGTTGAAGCGCTCTATGACTACGCAGGCAGCATGTCTAAGGGCGATCGAAACTTCCTGGTCAACCTATTCTTCCCTTTCTGGGCTTTCCAAAAGAACGCAAACCGCCAGATGTTTGACGTCTTATTCAGCCCCGAAGGCGCGTACAGGCTGGGTGTTATGCGTCGAGCCTATGATAAGGGTAGCGATGCTCTCAGTGAGCTTGTTTACGCGGCATCTGTTGATGAAAACGGAATCTATGTGGATGGACTGCCAGATGATTTGAGGCAAAGCTACTTTGCTTTGAAGAAAGAAATCTATGGTCGGTACGAAGTTGATGGTCGTATCCCACCAATCGTTCGAGAAGAATTACGTTTGTTTGTTTCGGGTTCAGTTGTTCGCGCATCTTTGGGTCAATTGCGACAAACAACAGAGCTTACAGAAGAATTTGTCGATATTGCTCGTGGCTTGAAAGACGAAGAGGGTAAACCTTTGTTGGTGGATCGTCGTTCTCTGGCAGCATTTTATGTACCGAGAACAGATCGTTCCTCAATGCCTAATTACTTACACGATAGAATTTCTCTGAGGCTTCCGTACCTACCAGAGCGTGCAGTTGACGTGTCAATTGACCCCGAAATTCCTGGTGAGTTTAAACAAACGATGAAAACTTGGACGGATTTGTATCGACAAAATCGTCCAGATGCGCCGTACATGGGGCTGTTTTTACCTGACCCAACCTACAATGCTGCAATGAATCACTTTACGTATTTGGCTTCTACGATGCTGCTGGCAATAGGTGAGGTTGAAGAGTTGGGTGATGCCTGGTTTACGGATGAAGATGATGGATCGGATGCAATTAGTCCGATCACACCACTAAATGCTTTGTTGAACACAGAAAGAACAATTGGTGTGTCTGATGCAATGGCGTCTTTAGGTATTGGTGGATCTCAAATACCGAGAAAGGTGCATCCTGCTTTTGCTTTTTTTGCTGATTACTCAGGATTAGATGTACTTGAATTAGACGAAAGAGATGACCCATATTCTTTGTTGATTGAGCGTAAAAAAGACATTGATGCGGGGAAAGATGTAGATCCTTTGCCCCTTAAACGGCCTGGGGTAGAAACTAAACAAGATAAAGTCTATTACCTGATGCCCGGTGTCATGCAGTTGGCATTTAATAACAGTCCTTTTGGTGAGGTAAATGACATCTTGTTGAAGATGGAGAAGACGTCGCCTGAAAAAGCTGCGGGTATGCGGGGCAATCTTCAAGTTGCGATACGTACAGCGTTGGGTCTTGATATGCGTGACATTACTCGTGAAAGAACCGCGTCAGCCGCAAAATATCAAGCTGAAGAAGACAGTAGTCGTTTGGTTCAGAAAAAAGCTAAGCCAGGGCAGAGGTTAAAGTAGATATCAATTTGTATCTCAGTACCGCGTATTGAGGTTTTAGTGTTACACTAGTCGCAGATTTGCGTCAGGAGTCTCAGAGATGATTCAACAATTCACGAAGTACGGTTACTCATGCTCGGCTGTAGATGTTGCTATCGGTACAACTTATTCAGTCACTGCGATCACAAATTTAGCTGCGAATAATAAGTCTGGTGTCGTGCCTGACGATTGTTTTCTTGAGTCTATCGAATTTGAGCTTAGCGCGATTGCTACAGGGGATACAATTACGATGTATCTTTCTCGTGATTCTAACGGTCATGTTCCACTGACGTCGGATCAATTGGGTGGTGCCACTCAAGCTGTGACAAAAGTCAGTAACGCAGCAAGCACTGGTGGCGTTTCTTTTACGGTTGGTAAAGATTATCATTACGACACAACAGCTTCTAATGCTGCGAGCGGCACTATTTATGTTGTGGCAAAAGCTAACGCAGCATGTGTGGCTGAAAACATTCGGCTCAACTGGAGAGCGTAATGAGTACTTCAAGTAACGTAGTTGGAAATGTTTTTGATTCATCCGTTACGACTACGGCTGATGGAAGTGTCGTCGTCAAGGGTGATTTGACTGTTGAGGGTACAACTACGACGGTCGAAAGTACTTCTGTTCTCGTCGAAGATAAAATTATGGAGTTGGCTCACGGTACCTCAGGCACACCATCTGGTGATGCGGGTATTATTGTAGAGCGTGGTACTTCAACAAACTCAGCGCTTATCTGGGATGAGAGTGCTGATGAATGGGTAATCGCCACCACCAGTGCAACTGGCGCTAGTTCGGGCGACCTGACCCTAACAGATGCAAATTTGCGTTTGGCGAATGTGGCTATCTCTGGTGACATTACTCTTGATGATGGTGGGTCAATCAAAGAAGCCGGTGGGACTGCTGCGATTACTATTGATGCTTCTGGCCACGTTACAAAGATTGGCCAAGATTCTCCGAGTAGCGCGGACGTTCTTACATACGATGGTGCGAAGTGGGTGGCTGAAGCACCTACTACTGGTGATATTACTGGTGTTACTGCAGGTGATGGTCTTTCCGGTGGTGGTAATACTGGGGGTGTTACTCTTGCGGTTGACCTCAATGGACTTTCTACCGCTACAGTAGCAGTAGCAAGTGATAGTATTGCAATCATTGATGCTGATGACAGTAATGCATCCAAGAAGGAAACCATTACTGATTTAGTTAGTGGTATCGCGGGATCTTCTGCAACAACAGGTCTTACTGCTAGCAATGGAACGTTGGTTGTTTCTGACCTTCATCCTGTAGGTGTTAGCGGAGCGAATAACCAGATTCTAACTGACGATGGTGATGGGACAGTTACCTCAGAGTCTAAGCTTACCTTTGACGGTACAACGCTTCTTGTGGATTCAGATGTCACAGCGACAACAAACCACACAACCGTTGGCGCACATATCGACTACGATGCAACAGGCATTATTGCTTCGGGTCAAACTGGTAATAATGTTGGCTTCGACTTGGACATTAACTCCAATAGCCCCACGATGGTTGGTACAGTCAACAACACTGGTTTAGACATTGATCTTACTGGTGGAACATCTGGTACTCAGAAAAATGTGGGTATTGATGTCAATGTGACGGGCGCAGACACCAACTACGCGGCACTATTTAGTGGTGGCAACGTTGGTGTTGGGACAACCGCTCCAAGTAATTTGCTTCATGTTGCGGGCGCAGATGCGTACATTACACTACAAAACACCACAGATGAAAATGGTGAAGGTGGGGCAGAGACTCGCGTTCTTTTTGGTGACCATAGCGGTGCTGGCTTGGCGATGATCGAAGGCAGTCACAGTGGAACAGCCAATGATACCAAAGGTAAGTTTAGTGTTGCTACGAATAACGGTAGTTCAATAGCGACCGCATTGACGATTGATGACACGCGCAAGTCGACATTCACAACCACGTCAACCGACGGCATTGTAATTGATCAAGATTACAGTGTTACCGCAGATTCAACGCTTACCGGCCTAACCATTGACATTGATAAAACTGGTGCGAGTGAGGGCGCCAATACAATGTATGGCATCAACATTGACATGGACAATACAACCGCGATTGCCGGGTCAAACACAATGACGGGGATTAAGGTTACCCCGACGTGTACTCATCCGTCAGGGTCAGGAACGGTAACCGTAAGAGGTATGGAAGTTGTTGCTACAGGATCAACAAGTCCAGAGACGAGCACTGTCCGCGCTTTGGATTTGACCGCCAGTGGTGGAGACTACAACCAGGGCATCTATATGCAGATTGCTGATGGTGGACCTGACATTAAGATGGTTAGTTCTGCCGATGCGGGCGACTATGCAACAATTGCTGTTGGGGCTGCAGGTTTAACGACAATTCAAACTGTTGATGACGATGGGGCCGCTGCTCACCTGAAACTAGAGCCTGACGGGAATGTCATTATTGGCTCAAATGGAGCAACACCGAAGCTTGTGATCGGTGACGCTGTTGCAGAAGACACCATGCTTGCTTTTGACGGAAATGCCCAGGATTATCGAATGGGTATTGTTGACTCGTCGGATACTTTCGAGATCGGTATTGGTCAAACGCACGGCACAACGCCTACTATGATTCTCGATCCTGCCCAGAACATTGACATTTTTGGAATGTTGACCATTGATACTGCCATTGCAGATGAAAAGTGCTCGGGTATCACGGCGGCTTTTACCGCAGGTGAGTCGCTTGTTCGCGGTGACGTAGTATACTTTAAGGCAGGTGACTCTAAGATGCACAAGGTCAACATGACCGCAGGCAACTCAGAAGCTATTCCGGCTGTTGCTATGGCTGCAGAAGATATTTCAGCCGATGCTGTGGGTAAGTTTTTGATGCAGGGTGTCATTCACGATGCGGGAACATTCCCATCCTTTACTGTTGCAGGGCGTCTTTACGCGCCCGAAGCGGAAGGCCCACCAACTCAAACAAAACCATCCACAGACGGTGATCTGGTTCAAGTAATTGGTTGGGCGATCACAGCAGATAAAATCTATTTCAACCCAAGTCCAGACTACATTGAGGTTGCTTGATGGGTGACTTTGAAAAAGTCAACGATGTTGCTGCTGCTGACATTGAAAAGGTGAATGATATTGCGAAAAGCAGTATTCAGAACATCAATGGTGTTGATACGCCTTCATCCGGTCAAGTTGCAACCCGTTGGGTAATGGGTCACGATGGGAACGGGTCCAATTGGTATATTTCTTACTGCGCTCACAGTGATCGTACATCATGGACAGGTACAACGGCTCAATCCTCAACTCCCGATGTTTACGACATCGCGTATGGAAAGGACGGCAGCGGAAATCCTTTATGGGCTACGGTTAACAACTCTGGCAGTATGGAAATTGCTCACGACGGAAACAATGACATTACCGATTCGAGCACTTGGACCAAAGTAAACGTGTCCAAAAAATGTAGGACTATCGAATGGGGTAACAATGTTTGGATTGCCATGGGCCACATGGATGCCTCGAATAGAGAGTTATACCGCAGCACAGATGGTTCATCTTGGTCTGAAGTTGACTTGTCTGGAGTGTCTGGTATTCAAAACGCTGTTACTGTCTTTGGTTTAGCAAGCGATGGCGCAGGAAGCTGGATGTTCGGCCAGGGCTCAAATATCTTTGCCAGCACAGACAATGGAAGCACCTGGGCTGAAATGACTTCTTATCCAGGCGCAAACGTCTGCGATATTGGTTTTACAAACAACACTTGGGTTGTTCTTGATGCCGGAACGCCAGGACAGCTAAATACTGTTGGCGCGTCTGCATTTGCTACAGAAATGGGTGGCGGCTCAAATGCTACGTGGGGCACACAAGAATTGACCTCTGGTGGCGACAGCATCACAACTGCAGATTCTGGGGCGCAAAGAACCGTTATAGCGTGTGGTGACGGTGTAGTTATTGCGGCACACTCGGAATATACAATGTCGTTCGATGTCAACGGCACTTCAATTTCTATAAGATCGCCAGGTAGAAAGACTGTTGGTGAAGGCGAAATAGTTGAGGGTGATATTGAAACTATTGCGACTGATGGAAATGGAACTTGGCTTATTGGTTCGTTTGGCGGCGACATTGCTGAAAGCACAGATAACGGTGCCAATTGGACTCAGATTGTGGATAACTTCAGTTTCAATGGCGAAAGAGAAAACCTAGCACTTCGCGCAAATGTATACTTACCAGTTTAGAGGATAGAAAATGGCACTTAAAACCGCAAATTTTGACTCATCTGTACTTCAATACAAATTAGTCTCGGAAGATTCACTAAGCACACCGATTGTTGATGTGACTCAATCAAGTGGTAGTTTGTACTACATAAAGTTGGATGCCGTTACAGGAATCTCAAATGATTACTATGTAAAGTTTTGTTTTACTGAATCAGAAATAACTGTTGGTACTACGTCCGCCGATATGATTCTGTATTTGAAGCAGGCCACAGATTTGTGCGTGTCTATCCCAGGCGGAATTCCATTCACAAAATTGAGTGTTTGGACTGTAGATGGTCCGAAAGATAGCATCAGTGCGAGAACAACATCAGGTAACTCATCAACCGTTAAACTTACAATGGTCACATCTTAGGAGTTTATCATGGCAGTAACAGTATCAAAAATTGCAGATAGACTGGCCGAGACGCTAATTCTCGACACGACTACAAATGCGACAAGTGAAACAAATATTTTTACGGGCACAAGCTTGGCGACAAAAGTGTGGATGGTTGAAATTACAAACACACAAAATGGTGTCGCTACATACGTAAAGGCCCAAACATCTACAAATGCATATGCTGTAGGGACAGGCCCGTCATTTTGTCAGCTTTATGCACCATCGGGCGCCTCAATTCGTTATCTGTTTCCACACGGATATACTTTTGCTACCGGATTAAGTGTTGTTGGTTCCTCACTTAGAGCCAATGATGGTTCTACGGCAGAAGTCGATCCATCTAAATCCGTCTCATTAAAAATTCTCGGGGGAACATGATTATGAAAAATTTTATCAACCAACTTTTTTGTTCGCAGAAGCGCGTTTCTTGGCGTCGGCTCGCAGTTTTGGTACTTGGTACCGGCCTACTCATTTCTGGTATGCTGGACTCTGAGAAGTGGCTTTACTTGGCTTTGGCTTACATTGCTGGTGACAGTGCTGAAAAGGCAATGGCTGCAATTGGTATCGGGAAAAAGTAATAGATGGCTGCGTCACTTACAATTACCGGTTTTCATGATTCTATTGATTACAAAGTAGTTAATTGTACTTCAATTGAAGACGCAACTGTATTTGTGAATGTCACAGAAAGCGCGGGCACACTTTACGCAGCTTATATTAATTCGGCTAACTGTAATGCTAATGTGTCATTACATATTCTCGACGGAAAAGATCAGTCAAACTCGGAGATAGTAATTAAGGGCGTGGCAACTGAGATTAGGTCACTTCAAATACCAAAAGGATTCGCATTTGACATGCTTAACTTTCGGGTGAGCGCTAACAGTGCTGAAGATGACACAACAGATTTTGCGGGTACAGTTAGCGTTACCTTGATTTGTAGTTGAGGCGATATGGCTTTTACAAAAACAACAGAAACGACTAAAGTTGGTAGCCTCATCATTGACTTTGATGCAGACTCGTCTGTTGAGGCTCATGTCACAGGCAATACTTCCGGTAAGCTTTATCTCGTTGATATCGACAATACTGCAAATGCATCATCGTCGGCTTATCTGAGAATTAAAGACGCGCAATCAGCAGGTTCGGCAGGGACCCTTGTGCCCTGGTGGTTGTTCGTTGCTGGTCCAGGGGCAAAGGCGTCATATGTTTTAAGTGAGGGTCATGATTATTCAACTGGGCTTACTTTATGGTGTTCGACTTCAAACACACCAGAAAATACCTCTTCACCCTCCGAAAGTGTAATCGTTAAAATTATAGCGACTTAGGTTATTTCATGGTTGAGACAACGAGTATATTGTTAGCTGCAATCGTCGCATTAATCGCGACGATTTTTGGTATTAAGCGCGACAAGAAGAAAGAAAAAGAACAGCGACCACCAAAAAATAAAGTGGCGGACAAGGCGAGAGAAATCTCAAATGAAGAGTTTCAAAAGAATCTTGAAGCTATCAAGGGAGATTTAGAGGGTAAGTCACCTGCAGATGATCTAGCATCCAGAGGGAATGCGAGGCGTCGATGATACTGCTTTTGCTATCACAGTTGGCTTTTGCCGCAGATGCGCCGGAAAGACCCGAACCACCAAAGCCGGTAGCTGGTCAATGCGAAAGGGTTTATGGTATCAACGAGGGGCAGCAGTTGCCCACTTCCCTTGTTGTTGATCCCGGCTTCGCCGCCTGTTCTGCAGTTGCTGTCCCTCTTTCTGATTACGCGGATCTTTTGGCGACGGAAGAATGGGCGAAGCATGTTGCACAAAGATACGAAATCGACACAGCGTCTCTTGAGAGGGACTTAGATTGGTATAAAGCGAAGTTAGACGAGGCAAATAAGCCGGTGCCTTGGATGGAAAAACCCTCTACACAGCGTTGGTTTGGTAGAATAGAGACACTGGCGGTCGTCGTGGTTGTCAGTGCCGGGTTAGGGGCTACATATTACTACTCGTCAGGGGCAGGAAAATGAATACAAAAGAATGGGTGGTTCCCGGCATTACTGTAGTTTTTGCAGCAGGCATTTCTTTCGCGTCTTTTGAGTCAGCGGCTCAAGATGTAGAAGAGATTGATCAGCGTGTCGAAGTCCTTGAGTCTAAATCAGGAAAGCAAGAGTTGGTTGACCTCAAGATTGAGGGTGTTGAGAAACGCCTCGATAAGATGGAAGACCTAATGGCTAAGATGCTTGAAGTGCAGCAACAGCAAGCCATTAACCAAGCCAAGATTTGCTCTGCCACTAACGCGGACTGTGACTGATGCGCCCTGTTCTCTTAGATTATGTAGCTTCGTTAGGGTACACGGTCTTTGAGAGAGGCGAGTACAACCTGAACATCATCGGCATCCGTAGCAAGGATCACCAAGCCAACAGCTTTGACGACCGCATGTGTGTCGTGTTCCGTGATGAGCAGGGCTGGATCACTCGCACTTGGGAATGTACTACTGAGCCTGGAAAATACTGGCTTGAGAACCCCACTCGCGTCGAAGGGACTGCTATTCTTGTACCTGGACAATATCGATCTGTTTGGAAGATTGATAAGCATCAGGGAAAATATGACGCGCTCTGCCAGAGGAACGGTACGGTTAAAACTTACCGGGATAGCAATAAAGACGACGTTATTGATCTTGATGTACAGTCTATTACTGAAGGCTATTATGGAATCAACATCCACAAAGCGGGCTCAGCATCGACGCAAGTAGATAAGTGGTCTGCTGGATGTCAGGTATTCAGTCACAGCAAGGACTTTGAAGAATTTATGTCCATCTGCTACGCGGCCAGGGATAAGTGGGGCAATAGCTTCAGCTATACTCTGATCGACGAACCGGAGTTTTAATGGAAGCCCTGGTAGACACACTGCTATCAGGGGGTCACTTAGGCGTTTTCGCGGCGTTCTTGGTGTATCAGTTTATGGCTATGCAAAAGCGCCTTGATAAACTAGTAGAGGGTTTTCAAGAACAGCTTGATGAGATTCGTAAAGAGTATGAGGCTCGGTCTGAAAAAATGCGTGAGCGGTACGATCGAGTAATCCAAGAGTATCGTTCTACTGCAGACAATCAATCTAAAGACTTTTTGATCACACGCACAAAAGTCCACAACGATATTGTTGCAAAGCTTGATCGACTTCTGGACAAAAAATAAACCCACCTGAGTCGTGACACTCAGATGGGCTCAGCTTTAATCCACGGGATTAGATAAGTCTCAGACCATCCGAGACTTGTGAACACCACCGTTAAGTGGACTAGTCACTAATGTGACCAAAGATCCTAACCAGGTTGTGTCTGATTACAAGATTTATGACTCTGGTGTGTCGTGATAAAAAAGATCAGCTACGCGATCAAGTAGGTTTTCAGATGCTTCAAGTGCATCATCACCGATACCAATCGCAATTTGTTCGCCGCTGATTGTAAGTGCAAATCCGTCTTCAATCGGCAGCACATCAATATCGTCGTAGCCTAAGTCTTCGAGAGCATCGATTAACTTTGTCGAATTCAGAGAAGCTAGGGCGATTGAAGCAAGATCTGGTGTCATTGGAATAAATGTATTGTAACTCATCTTTTAGACCATCTTCCAGGTCCACTACGAGCATCTATTCTTGCACGTTCACCTAAGTCAACAAGGTGTGCCACCCAACTTTCGTATCTAACGGGCTCATTCTCCCCTATTTTTGGTGAGGAAGAAAAAGCTTCAGCCAATCCCTTAACGTGGCGCATTGTAGGTAAGCGTGTACCAGATTCAATCCGACTGACTTCTGATTGACTTAAACCTGAAGCACGAGAAAGATCTGCAAGCGTCCACTTCCGAGACTCACGGGACTTTCGCATAAAACGAGAAAATGAACTAACAGACATAAAATCTCCTAAGCACCGTAACGGTAGCCTAAAAAACACACTACGTCAACTTTTAGTCTTGACACCCTGTCAACGATGCTTTACGCTCAGAACATGACCCCACAACCCCACATACTTTATCGAGTCCCTGGTCAGTGTAATTTTGACCTGCTCCAAAGTTTCGAAGCATTGATCCCTGGTACACTTGTTTATGGGAAACGATCGTATGGGCGTCGGTTCCGATTGAAGAATGCGACGGACGATGAAAAGCGGGAGATCGTGACATGCGAAATTTACGCACCACTACACGCCGCATGGCTCGTGGAATCTTCACTCGCACACAACTCATTGGCCTTTACTTTCTCGGCTACGGACATCGACGGTATCACGGGATGGTCAAACGAAGAAAATCAAAGAAGTCTTTTCGAAGACGTAGGTAGACAATCGTCCAACCAGTCAGTTTTGTCTGGTGAATTACGCGAGCACGTGCTTGAGATAGCCACTCCGTATCAATTTATGGGTGTAGCCTGGGCTCAGAAGCGACCGTGGGTCATGAATGTCTGGGCTTGTGGTTCAGGTAAAACCCTTGGCGCTATTATGGCGTCTCTTAGTCGTCCTGGTCCCGTCGTTGTGGTTTGTCCCGCTAAAGCGAGGCACGTATGGTGGAGTCAAGTACAAGAGTACACGCACATAAAACCCTACCGTGTTCGACCAAGCTCTGAGAAACGCAAGAAACACCAGACGTTTGAAGATTACTTAGATGAGTGCCGTCGCGAGAGTCAAAGACCCTTTGTGGTTGTCGGTGCAGAAGCATTGGTAGACAACATAAGTATTGTGCGCGACCTAAAACCGAAGATATTGATTCTCGATGAAATCCACACACACGGGAGCCGCAAACGTTGGACAGCTATACAGGAGGCAGACGGTAGCGTCTCGTTCGAGAGGCGCAAAACTGCAGCCAGTAACCGGGCTAACTCTGCGATTAACCGCGAGAACCGTGCTGTTGCTGCGATGGATCTCAGCAGGCTTCGCAGTCTTGATTTGCGCATTGGTCTAACAGCAACGCCGTTGGATGACGGTCGTCCTCGCAGGCTCTGGTCTCAGCTAGACTTGCTTGCTCCTGGCGGCTTCTCACACAGCTATTCTAATTTTGCTCATCGCTACTGTGCTGCAAGGCCCGGTCAATATGGTGGGCTCGATGACACTGGTGCGAGTAACCTTGCTGAATTGAAAGCCCGTTGTTCTTTTCTGGTTCACGAGGTTCCATACTCTGAGTCGCACGCTGCGTTGCCTGATACTCGAGTACAGGTTGTGTACCTTAGCTCAACAGAGTTGAATCGAGCCGAGCGTTGGAGTGACGAACACACATTTGGTCAAGCCATGAAAGGTTTTGTGAAGGAAGCACGTGCAAATCCCCTGGCACGTGAGCGGGTAGTGGAGGCACGATTAGCCGAAGCTTGTAGTAGAAAGCGGAAATACGTTGTGGGTGAAGCCCTTGAAGGTTTAAAGGGCGGGGGTAAGGTAGTAATCTTCACCGCGCGTCGGCGTGAAACGGAGTTGTGGGAGCACGATTTACGTCGCGCGCTAAAGCGTGGGGATGAAGCCTTAGGCGAGGTTCCGGTTTGGATGGCACACGGCGGTGTCCCTGAATCTGAACGGGATATCATGGTTGACGCGTTCAGGGAATCGAAGGGGCCCTGCTGTCTTGTTGCTACAGGACAGAGCGTTGGCACTGGTGTTGATGGTATGCAGACTGCGGACCTCGCCATTTTTGCTATGCTTCCTTGGAAACCAGGCGACTTCGTTCAGTGGAAGGGTCGGTTTGACCGACTGGGCGGTAGTGCCACACTATTGAAAGTCGTGGTTGCCCAAGGAACCTACGATGAACGTGTAGTTGAGATCCTTGTCGAGAAGTTTGGGCCTATCGAAAGCTTCTTGAAAGCAGATGAGCTTGACGGATTGGGTGACAAACTACTCGGAATGGAAGACGAGGGTGCTCTTGTCAGCAGCATCATTAGTAAGTTGGAGGTTGCATGACGGAAAAAATACTGATCGATGCGGGACGTAGTAGCCGTGGTTGGTCGCGGATTGGTTCATTCTTCCGTTGCCCCCAACTGTTTGCTTACCAAAACCGGTTGGACATGAGTCTTATTCCTGCGGGCGCTTTGACCCGAGGGAGTATGGGACACATCGTCCAGGCGCACCAACATGCTATTTGGGGGGCGCGTTCCCGTGAAGGTGTGTGGGTTGATGAGACAAGGTACGATGACCCCAATGTCTTTTTCGAACCTGAAGAAGCCGTACGTATCTGGTGCGATACCAATGGTGGGCATGAGTATCTTGATCGTATGATTGAAACGTTTCATCGTTATATGGAAGCGTATCCAGAGTGCCCCGGTGAGGTTGTTGCTGTAGAGTACCCGATCACCGCAGTCTTAGGTACGAAGGACAATAAATGGGGTTTGTGGGTTGTTCACCCAGAAGAGCAGCATTTTAATCGTAGGGCTGCATCAGTGAAGGCGTGGGACGGATCAAAGATTATTCCGTCACCGCTTAATTGCCCAGGCCACCCTGACTCTGGTTCTGCTGTGGTGCTCACACGTAGGCTGGACTTAGTTATTCGTGACCGTGCCGGTAAGATTTACATCTGGGACCACAAACACCAAGCGCGAGTTTCACCGAATAAAAGCGTGGATGGCTACGCTGTTGATGGTGGTTTTGCGGCCTTTCGAATCATGGGCAAGCAGCTTTACGGTAGTAGCTTCGGCGGTGTAGCCCTCAACCTTATTCAAACACAGGCGCCGTGGAAGGTTGCACGTCCAATGGTTCCCGCAACGCCGCACAGAGATCAGCACTTTGCCGATATGTTATGGCGAGCGGAACACAATCTTGCACGTCTCGACTTAGACCTACCTAAGTTTTGGGACTGGCCAAAGGTACAACATGAGACCACCTGTGTGGGTCGATACGGTTCGTGCCCCGCTATCAAGATGTGTTTCTATGGCGAAGCTGCCACAATTTGACCGGTTTAACAGAGTCGCATCTGTTACCCTCTATGACCCAAAGCTTAAACAACCTGGAGAATCGAATGACATCAGACACTTTGTTGCCCACCGTAATGATTACGGTGTACGGCAAGCCGAAACAGAAAAAGACCAGTGACGCACTGGCCACGTTTCCTACGGCACTGTTCCTGGGTGTGCCCTCGGCCATCACGCTTGTGGCGCAAAATGAATTAGGGTTCACTCCCTCAGTCCACCCCAACTCACCGAAGACATTACCTGAGTTGGTGAATCTTCTGCAGTCTCTCGCAGACAGTGGTGAGGCGCTAAAGTACGGTGCAATTGTCGTCGATGACTTGAGCCACCTGTGTCAGCGTTCGATGCTTGAGTGGGCTGAAGCAGCGCCTACAGGCAGGAGTGGAAAGAAAGACCGCTTTTACCCCTACCAGCAACTCAATCATTACTTGCTCGAGATCGCGCACTTGTCTCGTCATGTAGGTGTTCACTTGCTGATGACCTTCCATGAACGGACTCCAGGCACCAATGCTGACGGACGATTCTGTCCTGGCGGTCCCGATGTTCCAAGTCGCAACCAAGTTGAGACATTGCCCTCTTGGTGTGACATTAATGTTCGAGCAATGGTCGACCCTAACTATCCAGACCCGTGGTTCCCGAGTATCTACTACTGTGACCCAACCAACCCAGAATGGGTGACGGGTGATCGCACAGGTGTCTGTACTCAGAAGACACCTGGTAACCTTCGAGAGATTTTACGTGCGAGCGAAAGCAACTATCGTCTAAGTAGACTACCTGAATTAGAGTGGCAAGATGAGGTAGCTGATCTTGTTGCTGCAGGTATGGTTTCCGGGTCACCTGTACAAGAAGCTATTCAATCTGCTGTAGCAGGTCGCTCAGATAATCCACTGCATCTTCGTTGGGCTTGCCAAGACGGAATTGCCCGAGGTGTATTGGCTCAACAAGCGAAGCAATCTTTGTTTGATTTCACCGAGAAAGAAGAACGTGTAAGCAATTCACCAACATTGCCGCCACCACCGCCTTCGTCATAGTTTTAACCCCCGGTCTTTTGACCATCAACATCAACAACGGAGCCAACAATGGCTATTAAAATCGCAGGTAACGCGTTCCAAGGTATTAGTTCCTTGGGTTCATCCACACCAGAAGAAGGGTTTTATCCCGTCACTATCGTTAACATTGAAACCGGTCCAAACGATAAGCCTGGTACTCGACGGTTTCACGTTCAGTTTGAAGCTGGATTCAAGATGTTCACGTTTGTGAGTCTACCTTATGACGAAGGCGGCAATATGCTGCCTGGTCTTTCGGACAAGCAGGTTCGTGGTCGCATGGCTGCTCTTCGCACCATTCTTGAGTCTCTTGGATACACCAAGGAAAACATTGAAACCGCTCAAGAGATTAATGACTCTTGGTTCTTGTCGAGCATGAACAATGGTCGTCAGGCTTATGTCGAGTTTGTCCCTGGTCAAAAGGGTGTTTCCGGTTCTTACAATGAGATCCGTAAATTCTTGACGAAGGTTCAGTACGAAGCCCTGAAGTCTTCAGGTGAGTCGGCTCCAGTACAAGAAAGTCCTGTGGTTCAAGCAGCACCAGTAACACCAGCAGCACCACCAACGAACGGTGCTCCAGTCCCTTCTGCCGGTGTTTCCCTACCACCAGCCGTAAGCGCTGCACAAAACATTGTGAGTTAAATAGTGCCGTCCTTTAACCCTAAGAGTTGTGGCGCTCAGTGCGACATATGTCCTTTAGGGCCAGAGGGACCACTACGTAAAGATGAGTGGAAGCCCGTCGGTGGAGAGTTTCATCGGGGGGCTTCCGTCATCGCTATTGCTGAATCACCTAGTTCCGATGAGGTTCAGCACGGTCGACCCTTGGTTGGTCGGTCAGGTGGAGAATGGAACAACACACTTACAGCTATAGGTAAGCGCAGGATTGAGGTTGATTTAGACCACGTAATTTCGTGTCGACCTACAGGACAAGAATCTGGTGCGTGGCGGCGAATGGATAAGAGTCTTGATCGCCTCAACCGTAAGCGAATCAAGGAAGGTGATGAACCATATCCTCATCCCGCTACGTGTTGTCGCCCCCGTCTACTACAGGTCGTGTCGAAGTACCGCAACATCATTACCTTAGGTAAGACCGCAACTTCAGCCTTGACGGGTCAATCAAGCAGTATCCAGTCAATGCGAGGCGGACCCATGCTTATTGATGACGAGTGGGATTGGGTTGGTGAGAATGGGACACGGAAGCTTTTACCTACGCTACATCCATCATTCATCCTTCGCGCACCAAGTTGGCGGCATGTCTTACATTCTGACGTAGCCAAAGCGTTTCGTTGGTTCAATGGGTGTCTGCGATGGACTGAACCGGATTCAGTTATTAATCCTACGCCAGAAGAATTGGAAGAATGGTTGGCTCAGCCTGCGCCGTTTTGGACGTACGATGTTGAGACGGATGGTATTGAGCCGCTTGAATGTAAGCTTAGAACCATAGCTATTGCGATACCTGACCTCGACGAGAACGGTAAGGCAGCACGAAATATCGTACATCAAAAGGCACGGGCAATCGGTATTGGTATCCTTTCAACCGATGGTGTTTCTCGTATCTACCCGAGAGACCAGGAGGAAAAGATACTTGATATTTTACGTCGAGCATTCACAGATGGTCGCACGTGGGTAGGTCATAACGCTGGTTACTACGACCGTATGGTGGTTGAAGCCCAGTGGGGTGTGACACCTACACCCCTGGTTGACACACTGTTTCACGCCCGCTTCCGAGCACCCGATCTACCGAAAGGTTTGAAGACAATTGGTTCAGTGCTCACTGACGTTGAACGCTGGGAGACAACTGAAAAAGGGACGAAGATCTCAACAGGTAGTCAGGATGACGCAGAGCTTCTTCGATACAACATCGTGGATTCAACTGTAAACGCCCGCATTGTGGTCCCTTTGATAGACGCATCGAGAATCGCAGGCGCCTTCAACCCAGCGAACGAAGAATTAAAACCATCAGGTTGGCCGACTAATCGTGCCTGGAACCTGAACGAAGTTGATCATGCAACACAAGAAATGTGCGTTGGGATGCATAAGTCAGGTGTTTGGATTGACCAGAAGCTTCGTAGTGATCTTGAGTTGGAGTATGAGATCTCAGTTAAGAAACGCTACAAGAACCTACAATCATTGGCACAAGAGATCGGCATTAAGAGCCTTGATTCAGACTCGGTGAATGAGTTGAACCCTGGCAGTGCGGATCAGATTCGACGACTTTTGTACGATCGGTGGGGTCTGGGCATTCCGGCTTCGATGGATGCGCGTGAGTTTTATACTGAGACAGGTGCTCCAGGTACAGGTGACGCAGTAATACGCGGGCACTTAGCATCGGGTCGGCTGGACAAAAACCAAGAATCATTTTTAAAAGAGCTTCGCTTATATAGAAGAGAGAAAAACAAAATCCTCGGTACCGTTCTTATTCCTCTGCGTCGACGAGACGTAGATGAGAAGAAAGGGTTGGTACATGAAGACGGTAGGGTTCGATCTACCTGGAATGCTCATGTAACGAGTGTCGGTAGATTATCCAGTAGTGGGCCCAACCTACAAAACATTGGAAACCGAAAGGGTCAGGGTAGACTAAAGAAGGTGTTTGCCGCACCTCCTGGCCGCATTCTAGTGGGCGCGGACTTAGACCAGGCGCATCTTAGAATCACTGCTTGCTACTGGCAGATACCCCGTCTTCTCGAATGCTTTGACACAGGCAAAGATCCTCACAACTTACTAGCCTATGACGTGTTTGGTAAAGACTTTAAGAATGCCACAGGCTGGGGTCCTGACGGTTTCAGTCTGGACCGTAAACCAACTGGTGGCGAGGCGAAAGCAATGCGTGATGTGATGAAGACATTTCGTTACGCATCAATATATTGGGCTGATCCGACGACAGTTTGGCAGGTATTGACAAGCACCGAGACGGATGATGGTCGTATGCCTTACCTCAAATTTGAGACACGAGAAGTCAGGCACTTTCACAACAAGTGGTTGGAAGCTGAGCCCGAATGGGAGAATGCTTGGAAGCAGATGATCAGTATGTACAACGGCCAGGGATATATGGAAGAGCCTGTGCTCGGTCGACGTTCAGGCCCACTATCTGATGGAAAGAAAAACGAAGTAGTAAACTACCCAATACTCGCAGCAGAATCATCAATCATGCGGTTGGCTGAACAAGAAATCATCAACGCGTTTCCGTTTGATTTTGCCGGTAAGGGAACCGGGATGATTCATCAATGCCATGATTCAATCGCTGTAGAGATTCCACTACCTGATGGGGTACCACCTAACTGGGAACCAACCCGAGGTGAAGATATGCACCCTGCTTTGAAAGATGCTCAACAGCTTGTCGAGCAATGTATGACCGTAACAATCCCTGGTTGGGAAGTAACTATGACTGCAGAAGCTGATGTGGGTCGTAGTCTAAAAGATATTTAGGTAAATCATGTCAAGATCACAATGGTTTCTCGCGCACTCCAGACACGACCAACTCGAAGAAGTTGAGTGTTGGTGTAAGGATCTAGTAGAACAACTGAGCGGTGACGGCTGGAAAGCCACTGTAATCTCAGGTCGAGACGACTACGAAAATAGAGCCGCTGCATTGGGTGGTTGGAATGATTGGTGTCGCGATGTACCTTGTGGTACAGACTATACAGGCGCACCACTATACCACGGTGTCATAATACCAATAGATTCTCTTGACGAGTCACCAACTGTTGGTCGAGCAACAGCACAAATAATCAAAGGTTTTCTATCAGAATCGAAGCACGTCTACGCTTGGTGCCCGAATGAAAAGTCTTTTAGATCTGTCGCAGATATCGTTCAACTACTTGAAGATAGTTGGACTTCATGGGCACGGTTAGAGTTTAATCCTTGACCCTGTGGTATTTATCCGATAGTTTCTTGAGTAACCCAAAGCAAAAACCCCTGGAGGATATATGCGTCCGTTTGTAAATCGTATTTACAGTAATCTAAAGTCACCTAAGGATTCGGGAGAACCCTGGGATATTGAACTAGGTCAGCACACTTTGTTGGTTGGCTCAAACACAAGTCACAAAAGCAGTATTATTCAATCTGTAGAACTTTCAGTTGCTGGTTCTGCCGATGATATTTTTGGTAGGAGCGCTGTTTCTGACGCAGCATTGCTGCTGACATTGGCTCCTGCTGATGAGTTAGGTATATCGAGTACACTTTCAAATGGTGCAACGGCATCGTTCAATGCTCGCCGTGAAGATGGGAAGACAAAGCGACCCACTCACTTGGGTCCTGGTTCCGATACGTTGGTTCATCGAGACGTGACTACCGCACTGTCAGGATCTCCTGCTTCGGCAAGAAAGGCATTTCTTTCTTGGTCAGGCGCTAAGGTAACTCTTGACGATGTGCTTTCGAACCTACCAGATAACCTACGTAACAAGTACGAAGACATTGCGGCTCATAAGGGTCGCGGAAAAACAGCCGTACAAACTCTACTCGAGGTTGTGACCTACGCAGGTCAACGTCAAAGAGAAGCCGCCAAGGAAGCCAAGGGTGCTGAGATCATTCTTGAAAGCATTGGTGATACCGTTGAGGCTCGACCGACAGAAGAAGATATGGGCAATATGAAGATGGCCGTTGCTCAAGCCCGTGAGATACTTGATGTATCTATTCGTGCGTCAGGTTCTGGTGTCGGTATGTCTGGTGGTGAGAAGGCCGAAGCATTGAGAGAGGCAAATGAAAAGCTTAGCTTCTTCAAAAATGAGACCACAACGTCAGCAAATATCCTGGAAGAATTGCAAACCAGTTTGCCGAGTAAGGGCGAGAACGTAGACTACGCAATCAAGATTGTCGATGTAGCCATTCGTCACAGCCTTGAAGCATGTCCTGTGTGTAGCAGCCAGGTGGGATCAGAGCACCTCAAGAATTGTCAGTCGTTCTACCAGCAGCAGCAAACGCAATGGGAAGAGCAGTCCGCACAGAAGCTTGGGCAGATCACCAAGCTAAAGGCTGACATGGAGACGTGTGAGCGGCAGGTGAATCACTTCACTTCAGAAATTCGACGACTGGAAAACGTAAGGGTATCCACAACGGATAGTCGAGCGTTGCCTGTATCAGATGCTCAGTCTCGTCTGGAAGCTGCGATGGATGCACTTAGTAAGATGGAGATCGCAAACTCTCAGTGGGAGAACCTGGCTAATGCACGTGAGCGTGTCTTCAGTATGAAAGCTGAAGTGGACACGTATAAAGAATTGAAGCTTGCTTGTGAAGTTACCGTAGGTCGTCTGCTTTCGGAACAAGCAAAAGACTTTTCCGTCCGCGTACAGAAGTACCTACCGAATCATTGGGACTTCAACATTGAATTGTTGGATGGGGTCAAAGAGGTTTTCCGTATGGGGATCATGCGGGATGGTAAGCTTCACGCGGCTTTGTCTGGTGCTGAATGGACTTCAGTAGTCACAGCAATCTCTATGGCTGTATCTGAGCGTTTGCCTAATGATGTGCCAGCGATTCTTATTCCAGAAGATCGTGCCTGGGATGGCAAGACTCTTAGTTCTGTGATGAAGGGCTTCTCTAACTTTGAAGGTCAGGTCATCATGGCAAGTACGATTCGTCCTACAGGTCGACCACCTAAAGGCTGGACCATTATTGATATGGATCAAGTCAGCGAGTCGTGGTGTATGATTGATGCTACGGACGAAGAAGAACAGCCTGTAGAAGAAAAGCCAGTAAGTAAGACGAGTATCAACCATGCCAGTGGTGGGTTCCGTGTAACTAGTCGTAGCTCTTTGATTCTTGAAGAGACTGGTTTCGATACAGACATGATTCAGAAGATGTCACGGGACACAGTAGCTTCCATCATCAAAGATGGTTTGTCACCTGAGAATGTTTCAGTCAACGACGACGGTACCTACAACATCGTACGGAGTGCAAAGGTACTTCCGATGCCACCTGCACCGAATGTGTAAGACTTCTTATGCGGTGTATGAAGTGCGGCCATAAAACAAAAGTTATCGATTCACGTAACAGCGAATCTAAAACAACGTTTGGTGGTCAGAAACGCATTGAGGACAGTGTCTCCTGGTACACCCAAGATTGGGTTTATCGAAGGAGACTCTGCCTCTCATGCTCTGAATCATTCATTACAATCGAGATCCCCGTAGATGATCTCGAAGATGGTTGGACACCAACCGATCACAACTCAGAGACTTTATAACTCTGGATTGTTTTAAACGAACACTTCTGACCGGGCGAAAAGATCGTTCGGTTAGTTGCTGACCTTGACCCACCTGATGTTGAAGGCGTCGACTTAACAATGGCCATTGCTGCTTCGAAAGTACTGTCATCCGTAAAGCTAAGCTTGTATGCGCCAGCATTTGTTTCAAGCTCAAGGATACGATGCTTGGGTGCAGGAGCCTTCGGCGCCGGAGCAGACACTTTAGGTGCCGCAGCTTTCTTTGGTGCTGCAGCTTTCTTTGGTGCTGACTTGGTTGCCTTTTTTGCCGTAGTCTTTTTCTTTGCGGCAGGCTTCTTTACTGTTGGTTTCTTCGCGGTTGGCATGGGTCCTCCTAATACCTCAGTGGTTAGTATAACAGCATGTTGGGCTTTGGTGTTTGACACGAACCCAGGGTGCCCGATAGAGTTGTTTAGTCTGAGTCATTATCCCCCAGGTAAATGTTTCGGGCTTTGGGTTGTGCCGTCTGGATTTTCGGGTCCAGGCGGTGCGTTCCTGTGTAGTTGATTTTCGAATTATTCTTTTTGGACTTTGATTTTTAGGCGGTGACAATGGAAAGTGATGGCTCAGCGACGGTAGAAGAACCTCGCAGTGCAGATGAGGCTGAGCCCCAACAAACGGTTAGTGAGCAAGCAGAAGAAATACTGACGCGCTTATTGGCTTCTTTGCAGGAAGGTGGTCGTGATGACCATCGTGCCGCTTGGGTTGCAATACAAGATCCTGATGTAATGGCAACACTCGCAGATGGGTGGAGACAATCAGAGAGTAGTTTAAGTGCTTTGATCTCAATCCTTGAGACAATCCCTGGTCAGGTACAGCGCTCAAGAAACTTTCGTTCGGCAGTACGTAGGCTGGCAGAAGAGCGTAGTCGACGGGATGCAGAAGCACTGATCGATCAACTGGAAGAACAGTTAGGCGAGCCAAACAATCTCGCCAGTCAGTTTGGTACAGGTGCTCCACCGCCTGCGGTTGTTGAGCATCAAACGTTGGAGAATCTACGCGTACCGCCCGGATACGATATTGATCTGATGGGTGTGTATCGTTTATCTGCAACGTTAGACGGTGCGATCAATCGTACAAGAATCGCATCAGCACCGATCTTTATTGGTGGTAGAACTGTTGACGTGTACACAGGAGAAGCTAAGCGCCAAGTCATCTGGCGTGGACCAAGCGGCTGGTGCTCACGTGTAATCGAGCGCCGTACTATTCTTGACGCGTCAAAGATTGTTCTACTTACAAACCTTGAGGCACCAATCAATTCAAACTCATCGGGTCAGATGGTTGCGTATCTGGCTGACTTCGAAGCTGAGAACAATCACAGGTTTCCTGTCGTTCGTTCTGCTGCTCGTATGGGCTGGCAACCTGATGGAGGCTTTCTCCTACCCGATGTGTTCTACGCTGCGAATGATGAGGCAAGCTCTAACTTTGCACTAACGCCACCAAGCGGACTCGAAACGTTATCATCGGGGTGGACAACCGCTGGGACCTGGGAAGAATGGCTTGGTGCTATGGAGCTTGTCTCATCATTCCCTTACATGTACATCGCTATGTACGCTGGTGCTGCTGCACCACTTCTATCCATCCTGAAGGTGCCAGGTTTCGTTGTCGACTTCAGCGGTGAAACGAGTGGTGGTAAGACAACTGCACTACGATTTGCTTCGTCAGTATGGGGCCGACCATCAGAATCCTACCCGACAGCCATGTACTCATGGGATGCAACAAAGGTTTGGATTGAACGAACAAGTGGGTTTCTCAATAACCTTCCACTGATACTCGATGAAACAAAGCGTGCCCGACATCCTCGTATCGTACGAGACGTGATCTATGACTTCTGCCAAGGACAAGGACGGGGTCGTGGATCAGTCGAGGGAACCAGGCACACAGAATCGTGGCGCTCTATCCTGATCAGTAGTGGTGAGGGTGCTGCAACATCGTTCTCTCAAGACGCTGGTACGCGTGCTCGTGTACTCAGCCTAAAGGGGAAACCACTTGGTACTGATGTCGACATCGGCTCAAGAGTAAGTGAGGAAGCACAGATCATATTGGCTGAAAACTATGGCCACTTGGGTAGACGGATAGCAGAGTACCTTGTAGCAAACCAAGCATCACACGAAGACATCCGGCAGATCTTTCAACGCGCGAGAGAGAAGTACGCTGGCATAGCAAAGACGGCTGTAGCACGACGGCACGCTGGTCACCTTGCAGTCCTCGAAGTCATTGCAGCCATCACACATATACTGGGCGTTCCACAGCCTGATGTTGACCCCTTCGGTTACTTGATTGAATCGCAAGAGATGGCTGGGCTGGATGCTGATCGTCCGTTGGCTGCACTGCAGGACCTACTATCTTGGTGTGCTACGCACCAAACAAGGTTTTGGGGTAGGGGCGACACTGACTTTCATGGGCAAAGTAAAGCACCCACGTTGGGCTGGGCTGGTACTTGGGGTAGCGGTGACGATTGGGACTACATAGCAATTTCAGTCATCACATTTAAACAAGTGATTAAAGAAATTGGTCATGATCCTGATGAGATAATCCAGCGATGGACAGCAAGAGGTTGGTTGAGTATTGGTAATGGCCGACACCGCAGTCGAGTCGTCCGAGTCGATGGTGCGCCAACTCGTTGCTACTGTATTGATAGAAGTGCATCTGACTTCGCGTTGAGGGTTTGAATGGTTGTCGAGTGGTGCCTTATGAATAAATCAGGTAGACTCCGAATATGAGTGACGAGTCAACAGTAGACCTACCGCCTGCACCAAACACAGGGGCAGCGCCAGCAAACCAACCACTACATCTTGTGCCTACCTCAGTAGTGCCTGCGGGAGAACAAGAGGTTGCGTCGATGCTTGCAGAGCAAGCAAGGTTCAACGATGAGCCGGAAATGAAAGCTGTCGCAAGTAGGCTTTTAGAGGCTGGGTATACCGTGCAAGCAACAGCGCGGCGTCTCGGCTTGAGGTCGTCGACGGTGTGGTCCTGGTCGAAGGAGCCTGTGATATCGGGTGCCATTACGTCAGGTGCAGAGCGCAGACGTACAGTGCTTGGCCAAGGGTTGGAAGAAGCCGCAGAGCAAGCGCTTGGTGCATTGATCGAAGTGGCTAATGATGTGGGTGCGCAACCCAGGGATCGGGTCAAGGCATCAGAAGCAATACTTGATCGGTGTGGTATTACTCCGTCAACAGGGCAAACAGATGTGGCTGTTGGTGTCACGGTTGATGTGGACTTTGATGAGCGGTTGGCTCGCATCGTTGCTGGTGCGGCAACAAAGAGTGAGACCTAACGGGCTCTATAGGATACACTATTGGTACGGTAATCCGATGGAGGTCGTATGCATGGTAGTGGTCCAGCGCTTTTGATCCTGGCGAAGCGTGAAGTTGCAGGAGATGAGTTGCCTGATTTTTCGGGTGACTCGATGGTTAAAGCGAAAAAGAAAATGTTGGATGGAGAATCCGAGTCGGCGGTACCGCAGTCCCACGACAAAGGGGAGGGGGAGAAGAAGTATTCGGAAGACCCGCATATGGCTATGAAGGAAATGGCGGAAGAGTTGTACAAGGCATCAAAGATGCACGCGGGGCAGGCGGATAAACTGATTGAGATTTGTGAGGACATGTACGGGAAAGAACATGGTGAGCACAAAGCGGCAGGGCATAATCCGCATGGTAAGGGTAAAGACCTTTATTGAATGCGTTGTGAATGCTGACATAAAAAAACGCCCAACCGGCGAAAGTGAAAACCGGAAGGGCGTAAGGGGCTAAGCCCCAGGCTGATTTCGAATTGACCGTGAAGTCGAATAGTGGTTAACCAGGCGGTGGGTTGTGTGCCAGGGTCAATGACTGAGGAAGACGATGAGTGAACCGGCCTCGCCTGCGTAGCGAGAGATGCCTGTGTGCTTGGCATCGCATAAACCACAAGTGTTGCAGTTGACGCCTTGCTTATACTGGGCGGGACACACGATGCCTTTGCGGCCTTTGGGTGTGACGAACAGTGATTGACCATTCCATTCGGGGAGGTGTTTGAGGTTGGGTCTACGTGAGCCGGGTACACGATACTGGTCGGTAACCATGGCAGTGCGCCACCCGGCATCGATGAGGTCGTCGGCTTCCTCGAGGGTATGTACGGAAGCCATGGCCAAACCTTTGAGGTGTTTGCCTTTGTCTTTGGCGAAGTGGGTGTAGAGAAGGAGACCGCGAAGGCCAGCGTTGCGGATCTGGTCGACCCAACCTTCCACGGTTTCGCGGGTGAATACCCATGGGTCACCACCTACTGCGCCCCGGACGTAGCGGGAGGAACGTATGGACTTGGTCAGCGCGGCGGACAAACTGTATTGGTCGGGATGGGTAGTGTACTTCTTTTGCATGGAGGAATGGCCCATGACGGCGGTACCTTGCCAATAGTAGCATCCGTTGGTTCGCATTGGGCAGCCGTCGCATGAGGCGTTGGCCTGGGCTTTGGTGGCGCCTACATATCCCTGGGGGATGTCGCCGGTTTTTGAGTTTTTTGAACGACCGGTCCACAGCATTGTTGTCATCATTCCTCCAGGGCGAGTTGTTGGGCTTTGATAAGGTGGTAATTGTCCCACCGTTCTTTTGTACATTTCATGCAGTTGCATAGATGATCAGGTTGCGCATCCCAATTGGGCAGTACGTTGTAAACCTTTTCGCCGCCTTCGATACGGTTGAGTTGGTTGGTCGTCACAGCTAGTGGTGTGGGTTCTGAGAGGGTGTAGGTTTCACCGTCGTCGAGTACATAGATGATCATTGGTCTTCTCGAGGTGGTGGTCCGTTGGGAATAGATGGTTGGTTGACGTCATCGTTGATACTGAATGGATTGAATGGTGGGCGGGTGGCGTAGTCTTGCAGGATCATGTGAATGACTGACATCAACCCATCGAGGCGTAGTTGTTCCTCTTCGCGACAGGCGCGGACCTCGTCCATGGTAGCGTCGGCGGTGTTACAATAGACCTCGGTTTTGGTGCGAGATTCGACCGCGATGCGGTAGGCGTCTATTTGGTCGCGGATCATGTGGAGCATTGGGTCACCAGATAGGTTTGTAGTTTGGGATGGGTACGATGGAATCTTTACAGATGTTACGAGTGACGTTGTAGAACGGATCGTCCCAATCGTCAGGCAGGTGGTCTTGTGGGAAGACGGTGTGTATGATTGTAAGGGCGTCGGAAAACCACACGCCTTTAATTAGTAGGCGGGCCATGGCGGCTTGTAAGAAACTACTGCGTGGCATTGGTACCTCGTTGGGCTTTTTCTATGTGAAGGAAAACATCTTCGATTGTGCATAGGTCTGCGTCGAGCGCTTGTTGCATTATGACCTGGTGGCCGTGCTTGTCGTAGTCCATTGAATGATCATAGGTTGGGAAGTCGCGGATATCGAATTCAAAATAGGTATGGTCGACATCGCTCATCGCGGGAGGGTGATTGGCGGGGTCGCCGTCGTGGAGCGTGTACCAGTAGCTTAGGCGTTCGTTGTAGTCGTCGTTTTTGTATGCGTGAAATACCTGGTAGATCCACAAACTAGCGCGTTCGGTTTTTGTGGTGGGTTTGAATTTGGTGACGGTGAATGCTAAATCAGGTTGAACCCATTCGTGTTTCCAAGGCATCAGTCTTCCTGGCCGTCGGTGGTATCGTCGACGGTACGGCGGGTCAGCTCGTTTGTGCAATTGGTAACGAGCCACTGAAGTTGGGCGTCGGTGAAGTCGTCGAGATCATCCGTGGATATACAGATACGAGCATCAGCTTCGAAGTCCTGGACCTCGATAGTCAAACATTCGTATTGCACTTCAATGTCGACATTCGCAATGGATATGTAGGCAGGCCAGTCGAGGGTTAAGGGTTCGGTGGTAGACATGGTAGGGCCTTTAGGAGTTGGATACGACGCGTAGTCCGCGTGCGATTTCGGGGATAGCGGGAGTGTTAGAGTCGACGTCTTCGAGGATCAACTCACCATCGAAACGGGTGCTGCCGGAACGGGGGCGTTCTTTGTACGGCATGACAATGTCGAGGCGCGCTTCGTAGGTACGTTCGTTCTTATGTTCGAAGCGACCTTTACGGATGTCGTGTAGGTTTGCTACGAGGGCGTGGTATTCGGTAGCCGAAAGACGGTCGAGTAGATAGCGTACGATGTTTGCGCTACCACTGTCATCACGTCGGCGGGTTAATCCGGGTTTGCCCTTGCGAAGGACACCGAGCAGAGTTGCAGTGAATTGAATGTTGTATATGCCGGGTTGAATTTCGGCGGCAAAGTGCTCAGCGTTTTTGCCTTGGTTGAATTTTTGCAGGGCAACTTTGGTGATTGCGTCCATGTAACCTCCTATGGAATTGAGACGTTGGGGTTGTGGTGGTTTGTCGTGGCGTTGTACCGGGTGGTGAAGAGTGCGTAGGGCGCAGAGTTTACCGGGACAAGCGTTTCTGATTCGACGAATGTGGTGTGGTCGTATGGGTTGTATGTCACGCCACGGGAGATACCGGCGCGCAGGTCGTCAGCAACGTGGTAGACACGGTGACCGCGAGCAAACGCGTGGACATTCTTACGACGTTGATGGCGTACCCGAGCATTACCACCGGGTTGAACCACGAATTCAACATCCTCAAGGGCGATATAGGGTACGTGTTCAATGACCTTGCCTTTGTGCCGGACACTGAAACATTTTTTTCGAATGTTCCAATAGACGTCGACTTTCATGATTGACCTCCTTCGAGTTTATAGGTTTCCCAAACGATGTGGGCTTGTTCGAATAGGGCATCCAGCTCGTCGTCATCGATATCCATCTCAAGGCACAGAGCATCGCAATCGAGGTGGGCTTGGGTTGCGTTGATCTCACAGATGAATCGGGCAAACTGGATTAGATTATTGTGTCGCATGGGTCATTCCTGCTTGTAGGGGAAGGCGATCCGTCATCACTCACCTTCCTGTCTGATGTTGGGAACCGGTATCAAATATCCCCACGGGTCCATCAACCATGCATATCCAATACAATCAATCCAATATGTTTCATACTTGCGGTTTGGGTTCATTACTCACCGCCGTTGGCGTCATCAGACTTGAACATGTTCAAGACTCCATGAGCGTTACACATGACGCGGTTCAATGAGCCATCATCGTCGCCATCGTATAGGTTCGGGTCGGCCTCGAGGTAGTTGACCAGGAGTTGTAGAGCGTCGTACGCGCGTTGCAATTTGTAGATGTTGGTTTTCATTACGCACCTTCCTGCATAGTCCAAGTGTATAGGCAGCCATTCGATCGATAGACGTCGTTACGCCAATCGGTCGCATACTCAGTGGTCGGGGGATCGGCCTGCTGTATCAGAGAGACGGGACAGTCCCAATAGCAAGGTCCCATCGACTCATCGATAGCTTTGTATCCCCAGTCGCCTTGGTATGAAGACAACCTGAATAGGCATACAAACGAGGGGCCTTGTTTGGGTTGGATGAGCATCCATAGGTGACGACCGAAGTTAGTAGCTTTCCGGTCAATGATGGTGAATATGTCGTTGCTGTACATTTTGACCAGCGTATCGACGACATCTTTGCGGCTGTAGAATCCTGTTGTTGTCCCCATTAATCACCGCCTTCATACGCGAGCCAACTATGCACAAGGTTGTGTGCGTCGGGGTCAGTGTTGGGGGTCTCCTTAAAACAGTTGCGCAAGGTCCATCCAAGTCGCTTTGGAGAAGAGACGACTGATTGCCGGACATCGTCGAGCAGTGCATCCTTTGCGCGCTGTATAGCTTCGGGTGTGTTGGGTACTGTGTAGGTGTTGATCACCAGGGATACGTTTACGTGTTCGGGTTTCATCGGTTTCGCTCCATGCGTTCGAGTTTCCAGTCTTCATAGCGTCGGTCATCCTCGGCATCTTTGAGACCTTGGACGTGGTCGGCTGCACCCTGTTCGGTGACCTCTTCTTCTTCGTGGTCTTCGAGTTCGATGGGTTGTCCAGTCTCGCAGTTAATTGCCTTTAGGATTTCCATTTCGTCGTAGTCGGGGTAGAAGACGCAGTCGACTTCGATCTCTATGGTGCGGGTTATGTGGTAGGTGAAGTGTTGCTTACGCATGAAGACTCCTAAGAATGCGTGGCATGGAAAGTACTGGGCTGGTTAGGGCAGGATAGGAATGTGCTGCGTCGGCGCGGCGTGGGTAAAAATGCGTGGTCTGGTGAGAGGGGGGTGGGGCCAGAAACGGATAGGCGCGACCTGGAATGATGAGGCACCTGTTCGCCGTGCCTCCCTGCGCGATATGATTACTTGGCGGCGGCGCTGTTCATACGGTACTTGCCGTTTGAGTCAGCGACTGAGACGTCGAAGCGACCCCATCCCCAGCCACGGCTGGCACCGATACCGGTGTACATACCCGCGTCGGTGATGTACTTGATGATGGCGTCTTCATCCATTTCGTCCTGCATGTAGGTGATGGTGATCTCGGCGGACCAGTCATAGAATACAGCACGGGTTTTTGGAATCATCTTACCGTTGACCTTGACCAAAGATTCGTAGTGGAAACGGTCGTCTTTGAGTAGGCCTTTTAATGTTTTGGGTCCGTCGTAATCGAGGACAGCGTCACGCATAACGCTACAATAACGTTTACATGCGGCACCACCTTTACTTAGTTTGGCGCCTTCGATGAGAGCAGCGCGAATGTTTTCGGCGGGGATTACTACCTTGCCTTTGTCGTTGAGGTAGAGGCACGCTTCGAATTCGACAAGCGCCATCTGGTCAAGGATTGCATCAACGTCGGCGGTCTTGCCTTTCTTTTTTGTGTTGAGTTCCTTGAGACGGCGGGCGTATTTATTGCGTGGGTTCGCGGTCTGGTTGTTTTGCAGCATGAGGCGGTCGCCTTGCAGCAGGAAAGTTACGTCGGGCATTAGTTGTCCTGGGTTGGGGGGGTGTTGGTCGGTTGGACAGGAGCGTCCTGGTAGCGTTGAAGACGGTTGGCTTCTACTCGGGCACGTCGTACGTGACTTGCAAGTGCAGACATACGAGTCTGGGCGGCTTGTTTGCGGCGGCGATCTTCATCAGACAGGTCGCTGTTGCGCGTTAGGCGCAGGATCTTGCGTCCACGACCAATGGTTTTGCTGATGTCTTTGAGCACGTTGGTGTCAACGAAGGCAACGTTTTGGTCGGGCTCAAGAAGTTTGAAGCCTTCGCCCCATAATGTTTTCGGCCAACGGCCAGTGCGTTCGAGTACGATCATCCGAAACTCAGCGCGGAGAGTGAGCAGGGTGAGGTTCCATTGCTTGTGTAGATCGATGGGATCGGTGTTGGTAGGAGGGGCAAGTCCAGACCATTCAATCAATTGTTCGGTCGTTATTAGATTGAATTCAGGGCTGGCTACGAGGATATCGTCGAGACGATCGGCTGCATGTTCGGCAGCTTTGAAGACTACGGGTGTAGGGTACATGGTCACTCCGGGTGGGGAAGATGCGCGGTTTGTAAGGGCACGGGTTGGTATGACGCGGAATGGAAAGTCGCGTACTGGTGAGAACAAATAAATATGCATGGTTTGGTGAGGCGCGCTGTGGTGCGGGCAGGAAAGGTCGGGTCGGACTGGGCCTGCTGCGTCGAGGACGGCTCTGGTTTGTGTCAGGTTTTTTGGTGGTGACTGACGAACCACAAAGGGGGGGATTTTGTTTCCGTTCACCGCAGATCCCGTACTGCGCGAAAGTGTTACCTGGCCTCCTGGCCGCAGATGGCACAGGTCCAGATGTCATCGGCGTCTGGAGCGTGTAGTACCTGGCAGTCAGATTTTTTGGATAGTTCGATGAAGTTTCCGTGATGATCTATGACCCAGTCCTCAGTGACATGGGCCGTGGCTATGAAGCGATCATGTGTGGGATCGCTGGGGCATACTTTCATTTGGCCTCGCCAACGTCTACGTACTCACGAATACTCAGGTCGAACGCAGGGATGTGCGCGTCGGTTACTGAACCACCAGCAAGGGCGATAGCCTTTGTCGCATGGTCAATGCCAGCGAAGTGACGGAAAGCTTGGTTGGGTGGGGTGCGTTGACCGGCGGCAGTGACAGCCTGGTATGCAGAGAACAAGTCATTGGTGCCGTGTTCACTGTGAAGATCACCGTTGTGGCAATCGTTCCAGTAACGGAAGGCAGCGGTAAACGAGTTGGGCTTGATCAAACCACGACTAAATAAGACACCCATGTATGCACCAAACAAATCGTTCTGTACTGGTATGTCCTTCCACCCTTCAATCATGCGAATACGTTCGAGGACTGGGGTGACTGCTGTGTCAGTAATGTCGTCCAACATATTACCGAGAGTGGAGAATACGTTGGTAGTATGCTTGGCACTGACCATGTGTTCGCCAGAGAAACAACCGTTGGCACATACGAACGGAGCGCTACCAATAGCTATCTGGTTGGAGATAGTCTTGTCGTAGCTGGACCGTAGGGCAACGGTGATGGCCTGACCAGTGAGGCCGGAACCGAAACCAATCATGCCAAAGAGTTGGCTACCCTTTTTATTCAGGGCATAGGTTTCGAATAGGGGTTCAGCGTTGAGGACATTGGCCATTGCATCACGGGCACCGTCAATGAGGGACGCGTATGGTACAGGTTGGTAGCTGGCATTGCCTGAACGTGGATGCAATTCAGGCTCGGGCACAGGTACTTCGCACACGCTACGGTAGTCGGTACGATAGGCTTCGGGTGCACCGATGGTGCATATCTGTTGGCGTTTTAGTTGTGGGGGAGGAGCGACGGGAGCACGATTGATGCTTGTATTCAGACGCTCTACGGAGAGTGGTACGCAACTATGTTCTTGCATTGGTATGTAGTCCTATGAAGTACGGGGTTCTCGGGGTGGTAGCCAAAGCGCATCGTCGTCGAGGCAGGGAACCTGGAGACGCTCGGATTGGCCAGATGCTGGGTGGTACCGATGCCGAAACAAATGGTACCAATGGTGTTGAACAGGATTGGTGTATGGGTGAGATCCCATGTATTGCCAACGTTCAAAGGTTGTGACGGGGTGCTTGGCTGTGTGCGGTATTGGTGTACTAAACACAACAGCCCAGGCACGTTCCCATTCATCGCTATCTTTTTTCAGGCATTGGAAATCGGCCATGCTTTATCAGTTCCTTCTTTGCGTGGGTTACGCGGGAGGTCCTGAAGCAATAGATTCAAGTGCTGTTCAGGACTAAGTGGTAGCAGTCCATCGTATACAGCCAGGGACAATACAGCAGTTTGTTCCAACATAGGTTGTTGGTTTTTGCTGAAGTGAGTCCCGCCCTTCTTGATTACGGTTGCGGTGGGGGATGTCATTTGATTGAGGTAGTCAACGTAACGCTGACGGTGGGTACGAGTATCAGGTTTTCTTTTTGGCATGGCGCCTCCTGTTTAGAATGGGATGTCATCGTATGTGGATGACGGGTGGGATTGTGACTGTCCGTTCATAGACTCAGCACGGGAGATAAACTCGACGCGGTCAGCAAGAATCTCGCGGGCGGTACGTTCTTGGTTGTCACGCGTCTTGTACTTACGAGTGCGAAGCTTACCCTCGACGATAACCTTGGAGCCTTTGGTCAGATACTTTCCGCAGGTCTCTGCCTGTTTGCCGAAGACGACAACCTGGTGCCATTCGGTATGGTCAGTGTATGTGCCGTCGGGTTGGCGGTTCCGTTCGTTGGTAGCGACACTAAGGTTGACTACCTTGGTACCGCTTTTGGTGTCCTTGACCTCGGGGTTGGCGCCAAGGTTGCCAGATATAAATACTCGGTTCATGATTATTCCTCGTTGGTTGGGGTGATCATACTGTTGTCACAAATGTAACGGAGTTCGTAGAGTCTGCGTTCAGATGTACGCATGAAGTTGTTGTCGGTATCAAGGCAGTTGAATGATACGGTTTGTTCGGTATCGATAAGTGTTGTAATTGCGTGAACGATCGTGTCGATTAACTCGGACGTTCGGGAATCGGTTGGGAGGTTTGCTTCGTCGATGGTCAACACTAAGCCGTTGACATTACTTATCGTAAGACACAGGGAAGTGTCGGCACCAAGGCGGACAGAATCTGACCAGACAATCCATGGCGCACCGATGATATACTTACGGCCCCAGAGGTAGCCAGCGTAGAGTACCAGGTCCATTGCAGTGCCACGCCAATGGGGCCAGTCGTGTATGCGTACGGCCTTTGGGTTGAGCATCGGGGATGCTATGTCAGAGCGTGTTGCCATGGTGTCTCCTAAAAGGGTTTGTCGAAATCGGGTGCGTCATCGGATGCGTAGTTGGATAGGAAGGAGATTGCGTTGCGGGCCCAGGCGACAGCTTCCTCGAATTCTTCTATGGCGTCGGGACCATCGGCAGGTGTGGGTGCAGATAGAAGTAAGTCCTGGAGGTCAGCCTCGAGAGACTTGATACGTTCGTATGCCTGCTTGGGTGTGATGGTATTGGAATCGGTGGACATGGTTTACTTCATGAATAGGGTTGAGAAACAGAGTAGGTAGATGGCGCCGATGAATACGGCGGACACATTCCATATGAGAGTTGGGAACATAGGTACTCCTACCAGTCGGCGGTGTAGAAAAGTTTGTTGCCTTTGCGCAATGAGGCTTTGGCTTTTTTGATGAAGCTTGCAGTCGCCTGGTCACTGTGGACTCCGGATGTACCGAAGAAGAAACCCGTGGTGTAAGGCAACTGGTCGTAGACTAATTCGAGGCGAATGATATCGTCCATTGTTAATTCCACATCCTTACAGTTCATGCTGGCATCTTCCGGGGGGTTGGTCTTTATACGCCACAGTTGTTCCATCCAACCTTGTAGGTCAGCGTGCTTACGCCAGTAGAACAGTTCGTCGACTGGTTCATCGGGTGGGTGATTGGGTGGTACTTCGAAAACATATTGGTCAAGTCCCATGGGTATTCTCCTTAGAACGGGCGATGTCGGTTACAGGCGTAGTCGTTGACTGTATTGTCTGACTACGCAGATAGTATTCGTGTTCACGCTCGATCCATTCCTGGTCCATGCGGTCTTGCATGATGGCGTCGGTGCGTTTGCGGATAGCGTCGAATGGATTGTCCATCATTCCTCCTGAGCGAGAGCATGTTGGCTCCAGAAGTTAGAAGCAGCACGAGCATCGCTGGACCATTGGTCGATGAGGGCAGAAGCTTCGGCGGGTGGTACAGCAGTAAGGTTTATAGGGGGAAGGTCCCACCATTCGCGGGGGCTGGGCGTGTCTGATTGGGTACCGTATGCAGTGAAGAGCATCAACGAACCGTCTTCTACACGCATACCAATGACAACCATGTTGCGGGCTGGACGCATGGGTGCATCGATTAAGCGGGAGGGTCCACGGCGTTTGGCACGTTGGACATAGGTGACCTGGTCGTCATCGATAGGTTCATCACCAACGCTCGGGCCGTACAGTGCGGAAGGTAGACTCTCGCATGTGTCTGGAAGCGACAGGACTTGGATGAGGAAGGAACCATCCCAGTCAGCGAGCGCTGTGTCGATGAATGAAAGGTGGTCAGCGTTGAGGCCGTGGTCATCGTGAGCGATGACGATTCCGTTTGGTGTTGTAGTTGGCATGAGTTGGTAACCTCTTTGGTTATTTGGTTGTGGGTACAGGGCCTGTAGGAAACGCAGGGTAGTCGCAGTACGTGGAGTCAGGTGCGATCGTCAGGTTGTTGTACACGTATTCGAAGTTGAAGGTAATACAATCACGAGCGCGAGTAACAGTACTTTGCTGTTCGTGTAGCGGAGTGAAGGACAGGATGAGATCTTCGTACTCGGTCGTTGTGAGTGCGATGATCTTTCTTGTGGCTTCGTCTTCTGCGACGGTAGGGAAGGACACTTGGATTTCCATTTTGAGACGTTCGTAACCTGCCAATGTGGTGTCGCAGTACGGATGATGTGTGTCAAACTCAGGGGTCCATACATGAACGAAGAGATGTTCACGTAGATCATCGGGGTCGAAGGTAATATCTTCTAAGTGCTCAATGATTCTTTTGAGTTGAGATTTAAGCGACTGTTCAACGGTTTGGGTGACTGCGTGATTTCGGTTGTCACGCATGTTGCAGCAAGCTGCGAGAACCGGAGTGTACATATCCAGCAGTTTGTTGTTGAGGTCGTTGTACATTGCTTCAACACGAGGCTTGAGTTCTTCGTACAGTTTGATTTGATCGCGCTCGCACTGATGTATGATTGTGTTCAGTGCACTATCAAACGGGATCGTTGGTTTGCTATCAGGTTTGGTTTTGGCTGATGACATGGGTTGACTCCTACTTACAAAGCTATGAAATGTTGGCACCCCCTATAGATGCTGCAACGTCACGGGGATGCCGGTTAAATGACGCTGCTCGTTTGTGTTTGGTCAGGCACAAATTACCTGGCGTGATGGGTTCAGTTGGACATACAACGATGTAGACCATCAAGTCTTGGAGACACTACGGGTAGTGTGTTGACACTGTGTAACCACCAAGATGCAGGTGGTAACGGGATAACCCAGTAACAACCTGACTTATCGAGGTGTAACCCAGTTACCCACTTTGGTAGAGTATGGATAGGTATACGCGAGCACCGGGCAAAAGGGCTTTAATACATATAAACGAAAGGATACGAGGAAGATTCACTCAGACTTTCTATGTATTCAATTATGTGGTTACAGTGGTTACACTTGTTTATATATAAGGATGAACCTTGAGTATGGTGTAACCCATGAGTGGTAACGCTTTGGGTAACTGGGTAACCGGAACAGAGTATAAATGGAAAGTGGAACAGAGTATAAATCTTTCCTGGTACCGCAGTCGAAAGTGCTCTTGCCTTACTCGACCACGCTGGAAGTGGGAGTGTATAGACTTTAAGAAAAGTTCTAAAGTGTCGACCAATGGAATAAAAGTATGTCGAAGACATTCCTTTTCACGGAGAAGAAAAAAGCCCCGAGTCACCGAAGTGACCCGAGGCAGAATAACGAGAGAAGCTTAGAGCCTACTCTCCGATTAAGTTACTCAACTTTTCGCGGACTTCGCGATTGTACTCCCTGGCTGTGGCACGCTGCGCATCATCTGGATGGATCGTGTCATCAGGACCGTAAGACTCATCGACTTCGTCGACGGGACGAGCCCGGAAGCGAAGACCGAAAGCGTTGAAGTCTTCGGCGTCGTACGCCTTCTCCTGTACAGAGAATTCGTAGAAGTTGTAAGCAAACTGGGCTTGCTCTTTGGGCCAGTTGAACAAGAACGTCTTGCCAGTCTGCTCGTTGACACCTTCGTCGCGCCAGCAAGAGAACGTCTCAACGTGGCGAAGGACTCGATTGAGTGCCTTCAGACGCCGCATGTGTTGATGTTCGCTGAGTTGCTGAGGTTGCCGAGTCTTGACATCAAGCCCTTCGAGTCCCTTAATGACACGCTTAACAATCATGAGGAACGCGTCGAAGGAGACCAGAATGGCCAAGTGAGTCTCACCTTGGTACTCTTCACCAGAGGACAAGAAGTCATCAAGGTCAAAGTCCTGAGCCATGTCTACTTTCGGCGCATACATGAGTCGCAGAGCGTCGAAGGGTCTGACGTCGCCATTCTTATCAGGGTTAAGACGAGGACCGTACTTAGCTGACGCACCCTTCACCATAAGCTCAACCTTTGCTCGGTTGGCGGGAGTATCAGTGAGGTTACGCCAAGGCTCAGCAAGTAGACGCTTAAGGTGACCAGCAGTACGAGTCTGAAGGTCGACGATTCTCTTCTGTGTAGGAGTTAGCTTCGAGTTAGTTTTTTCAACAGTCATTTTTTCACTTCCGTTATTGGTTATGACAGATTTACAAGGATGAACACCATGTTCACCCAACAAGAGAAAAGAAAACAAACAAACAAATAAACATAAACAAATAAAGTATTATGAAACTCATTTGATAATCTCCTTGTCTCACTTGCTGGACATGGAGATTATTGAGGGTGATAGGGATTTAGTAGTAGTAGTTAAAACATTGGGTATGAAGCAAAAGCGTCGGCCCGCTCAGGGTCGACATCCAAGCAGCGTAGCGATTGCGGCCAATGTTTTAGCTGCACCCTTCCTGAAAAGGGGTCCATTATGATTATATTTTTGGCATCAAAATATAATCTAGGTCATGGCCATGGAACATGGACAAGCGGCGCGGTGACCGAAACAAGGAGTAGTTATTAAGATTAAATAACTTGTTAGTTAATGTTAATAAATGCGACCAAGAAGCCCCCTTTTCCACTGGCCCATAGGCATAGTCGGCAAGGTCAGCGGGACATTCGGTGAGTGGAGAATCGCTGTGAACATGGATCACGTATCGTGATTCTGCGATTATACACCTTGGCCCGAAGGGATCACCGGAAAGGAGTCGCACTTTACCTTAGAATAAAAACAAGAAGTAAAGTCCGGTCGACCATAAGACAGAGATCAAAGCGAGCGAAGCTTACCGCTTTGATAAGTCCGTTCGTTCGCTACCGGCAATCACGTATCGTGATTGGGGCTGCGGGAGGGCAAGAACCGCGAGGGACGAGTGGAAGATTGACGATCCGCCAACGACTATCCAATCCAATCCACCAATCCACCCACCAAGATCAATCCGCCCCCCCGCCGAGAGTAGGAGCGCCAACGTGATCTTACCGGAACGATCCGATCCGCCACCGGACCTTCTGTAGTATCTGTGATGTATATTGTCTCGCCGGACGAATACCCCAAGGGGGGGAGGCATACCCCTTTTACCGTAGTACCTCCCCTAATGCCGAGGACCCTTTCCCCGACCGGACATGTTTTCAAAACGCTTTACCGCTGTGGTATTCCTTTCTTGCTCCAAAACGCGTTACATGGTACGTTCCTGTGGTACTCAACTACGGAACCACTATGACAAGAGGCAAAATGAACCCTATAAAGCTTACACTTGAAGAAGAGATGCTTAGTCGGTTGGACAATTTGGTCCCGATGGTCGGTGATTCGGCTGCAGCGAGGGAGTTTGGCATCAAAGTTGACCGCCATGTGGTCGCCAGGGTTGCACTTTTGCGCGGCTTGACTGCTATGGAGGCCGCAATTCCCGCCGAGAAGCCGGAATCTGTGCCCGATTCGGTGGTTGCGCCCCCTCCGCCACTGACTTTGCCCGCTATTCCCGAGGAATCGCCGCCTTCAAAAGCCGATACGCCCGATTCTGGGGTGGCTGAAGACGTTGACGTAGGCGAAGATGGCCTGATTGTCCCTCCAGAGGGCTGGCACGCGTGGTCTTTGTCGGAAAAGGTGCCTATGGCGCACGAAAAGGTGGATGCTCACTACAAATCGGGGGGTTGGCGGCGTTATTGGGGCCATGCGGGGGAAGAAGTCATCGCATTTTACTGGAGCCCCGAAGAATCCTTGCAGGATTACCCCTCATACAAGCAATCTGACCATAATGGGCAGACAATTAAAGTACAATCCACGCCATATGGGCCTGGTCACATCATTCCCCACGGATGGTCCGAATGAAAATCGATATTGCTAAACCAGACGAGATTATCTCAGTTTTGGAAGAATGTAACCCCGAAGCAATCATGTATGATGATTTAGACGACGCTCTTGTGGGTATAATTTCGCGTGCAGGCACTGAGCCTTTGGCGCTTTACGACCGTAATAAGATATTAGAGATATTTATCGCTGACGGTTTGACGCATGAGCAGGCTGAAGAGCACGTTTGTTTTAATGTTGAGGGTTGCTGGGCGGGGCCCCACACACCTTTCCTGGTTTCATTCAACCTTGACCCGATAGGAATCCGCTATCCCGTAGAAGACCTGGGTGTCGTTACAAGCGACAGCGCTGAGGCGGAAATATTCTTTGGCACTCAAGTCGGCGGGGATATTCCTGTTGATTCTGCAGATATTGGGTCTGACCTCGTAGATGTCGCATCCGAAGCCGGGGGTCCCGTCGGGTCTAGTGATGGAGATGAGGTGTCCGCAGGAGCCGTCGTCGTTGATCGGGACGTTAAATCCAACGTCTAAGTCATTTTCTTCGCAGATTTGTTTGAAGTTTCCCGCTAATCTGCAGCACGCGCCACACATTGTACAGGGAAACTTTTCATTGGAGATACTCATTATGCCCCTCTATGTTTTCGAGTGTAACGCTTGTGGTCGGATTTTGGAAACTTTGCAGAGTTTTGCTGCTCCTTGGCCTGATTGTCAGAAGTGCGACAAGCAGATGAAGAAAAAGCCAGCTTTAACCAGCTTTAAGCTTGAGGGAGAAGGTTGGGCTCGAGACAATTATGGTTTGAAAAGCTCTTAGTTATCGCATTGCTTCTATGCGGAATTTGAGCATTTCGTTCTCTTGTTTGAGGAATTTCACTTCTACTTTGAGTGCAGCCAACTCAGACATCATGTCGATAATTTGTTCGAGGTGTTCGTCGCGTTCTTGCTCCAAGCGCTCGACTCTTTTGATGAGATCGTCTCTGTATAGAGTTTGTTCCGCCCTTTCTTCTTGTTGTGCTTCTCTTTTTTGCTTCAGAATAAACTCATAAAACTTAAACGCACCAGCACTGAACACGCCTGTAACGGCGGCAACGATCGCAGCGGTAGTAGTTGGTGACGGTTTATCCACGGAGGTCCTTATGCACTATTTCCACACGCATTTTAACGTATATCCAAACCCACAGGGTAAAGTATACGCCAGTCACAACAAGGCTACGCCCGACGTCGCCTGCGGCGAATTCGGGGTCATTGAGCACACTGATAAGGAATTTAGTTGTCGAAAAGACGTAGAGCAGCAAGTACGTACCGACAAATCTGGAGCAGGATCGGATGTTGGGCAAACTGAACAACATGCCCAGGGCAACCACAAAGTACAGGCAGTATTGAAAGTAGGCCCACTCATTGCCCCCATCCAGGGCCTCGCCGTAGGACATCCAAAGCACGCGGTTGTTTGCGAGGTCAGCAACGTTCCAGAACAGCAGCAGGGGTCCGTAGTCGTGGTAGACCAGGATGTCTCTGTATGCCTTGAAGAATCCTCTCATTGAGTCACCTACCCCATCATAACGCGGAGATAAAATGCCTGATCATTCTTTAGATGACATTGTTCATTCCATACAATCTGCTGTCGTTGCAGCTACCGATATGGCTGAGCGCCACGAATTAGATTCGATAATGAATCAGGAGTTTTGGGAGTTGAAAGTTGATGATGAGGGGAACCCAGTCAAAGACGAGCATGGCAGAGACGTGTATTCTCCTAAGATGGTGACAATGGAAATCCCTATGTGGGAAGATGGTGTCCTAACAAAAAAGAATATTCCTGTGCCATTACAATCACTTACGACTGGTCAGAGTTTACGAGTAGATAAATTAGAAGTAGAAATGTCTGTTGAGATTTCCGGCTTGGAGTCGGGTAAGAAAAAAGGAAAGCTAATGGTACGGCCTTGTCCGACTACTTCTTGGTTTCAAAAAGAGAGTAATACTGCTAAACTAAAGCTGGTTTTCAAGGGCAGCGAGCCCCCTGAAGGTTATGCAAGAATCGATGATCAATTAATTAAACTACTTCCGTAGGAGGCCCCAGTGCCAGATCAACTCGTAAACATGTCATCCCAGTTTGGTGGTCTTCCCATGGATCAGCTTATTGGTGGTCCTCTCAAGGCTGCTTGCTCAGCACAAACGCTGCTTGCTAAGGCATCTACGGATTTCATTAAGGATGTAGGTCTCGATACAACAGGCACAACTGGGGCGATGTCTGCTCGCACGGTGGACTTTAGTTTCAACAAACCTGTTCAGGGTGCTGATGGTACCACTACGATGGAAAAGGTGGATCTGCAGGTCCCGCTTCTTGCGATTGTCAACACACCATCGCTGTCGGTAAAAGAGGTTGATGTTAATTTCACGATGGAAGTGAAGTCTTCTACGTCGAGTAAGACCACTTCTGACACCAAGGCAGAGCTTACGGCACACGCTAAGTACAATGCGGGGCTATTTAGTTGTGATGTCACTATTCACGGTTCTGTGGCCAACCACAGCGAGAATAGCCGTAAGAGCGACAACAGCGCCAAGTATGACGTGAAGGTGATTGCACGTGATGATGGTCCACCCGAAGGGCTTATGAAGGTTCTGGATATGCTTAACGATGCGATTGCGCCGACTCAGGGTGTACCTGCTCCAGCCAAGAAGTAGTTTTTATTGTGGAAAAGAGAAGAGCATCGGTATCAGGTTCTTTCGGTAAGCCGAAGTCGGCTTCGGGTGTGACCTCAATTGGCAGGCAAGATAAAGTCCATTCAGCTTTGGGCGCTATGACCGGTGGCATTGGTTACGGCATGTTTAGTGGTATTGCTGGCCCAAAAGGCCATTCATCTGCAGCCGTGGCGCGGTTACAGGATAGACGAAAAAATAAGTTGGCTAAGTAGGAGTTTTAGATGGCTACCCCAGAAAACATTGAGCGTTTGAAGACTCGTCGTAAGGATATTGCTGACGCAGAGGCTTTGGGTGAGGATGACGCTGTTGAAGGCTTTATGCCTGTGGAGCAATCAGAGTTTGAGTCTCGTGAAGATTATCGAGGCTACAAAATGCCGAAGGGTATGAGTCTTCCGCAAAGACGTGCGTATAAGAAAGCGATTGATGAGCGTGAGAATTTTCGCTCAAAAGCTGCACGTCAATTGCCCCGACAAGTAGAAGATTATATAAAAGAGCCGCTCAAGGATTTTGGTCGTTCTGCAAAAGAAGTTGGTAAGGGTGTAGGTGAGTTTGCCGTTGATGCAGCCCTGACTGTTCCACGGGCTAAAGCTGCCATGTACACCGATCCTGAGGGCTCAAAAGAGTTTATGGGTGCTGTTGCGTCTGGTGACCGTGAAGCACGTAAGCAGCTTGCTACAGGCGCATCTGAGTCAATGGTGGAGCCTGCCGCGACTATGGGTGACGCTGCGTTGACTAAGTATGCTGCCGAAGAGGGTGACTACGGTACTGCCGCTCTGTACGGTGCATCCGTTCTTTTGCCTTTTGTTTCGGTGGGTTGGTTGAAGGCCGCGTTGAAAGCAGGTGAGGTTCCCCCTGAGGCGGCGAAAAAGATTGCTGATCTAGAGAAGAGATACGAGGCTGGCGACGTCACAGATGACATGCAGGTCCGACGTGAGTTGGCTCAGATCGAAGACGATCATGCATATGATTATCAGGCGTCGTTAGGTGAGCGCGACACAGACTTTGACTTTGAGTCAGTTAGCGGCAAGCCCCCAAGCGGTGGTCGTAGTATCGACGAGCGTTTAGCCGCAGAGGGTATTCCAGTCCGTTTTCCAGGGAGAACAGGTCCTCGTGATCCAGACTTCGAAATGCGCCGAGAAATTTCTACTCGAGACGCTTTTTATGGTGGTCAAGAAAGTGGTGGAAAACTGTTTCGTATTGGTGATCGCTATATTGAAGCTGCTAATGTGGATGACGCGATTAGACTCGCGACAAACGAAGACGGTTTCGAGCACTATATAGCCGTACCGGACATACAGACAAGGTTTAATGTTCGGACTGAGGATGACTTGCGTCGTATTATAACTGAGGCTTCACCAGAAGAATCAGCGAAATATTTTGATATGAAAGGCGGCGGTCGTAGCATTGACGATATTGAGGGACCGTCTGAGGCTGAGATCCAACAAATGGTCGAGACGAGCAAGTTTGGTGATCCTGAGGAATTAGAAATGATGAAAGAAGACATGCGCCGTATGGCTGAGTTGGAACAGGGCGCTCAAATTGAAAGTGGTCGCGTTCGTCGTTCACGTACTCCTGGTGCTGCTGGTGCTTCCGGTAAGGTACCTGAGGGTACTTCTCGTGC